GTAATTATATCAGATGGTTAATAGGGTAAGCAAATGTTAACCTTGTTTCTGTTCTGGAGGTGTGAATGCTACTAAGCTGATTGATGGTGCATTCGACTTTGGTAAAGCTAATGCTGCTGCTAACCCTTCTGCTTCTGCATCTTCTTTCTCATCCGCAGCCAAGGTAGCAGCCTCTGATTCCTTCATTTCTTTATATAATTTCAGAGTAGTATCAGCAGCACGAAGAACAGTACTATCAGCAGCCTTATCGTCATTAAGAATAGCCTCTATACGCTTCATAGCTTGTTCTACTAGAGTAGGTACCTTAGCCTTCATTTTAGCAGGAATTTCCCGCCAGTTACGCTCAGCCACATTTTCTGTTGTAGGTCTAGCCATTTTCATCACCTAATAATTCTTGTTTATTATATTCATCTAGTGCAACATTAAATAGTTGTTCACCAGTAATTGGTAGTTCATACTCATCTTCATAACCCTTACATGAATTACACATGTAATCGTACTTAGAGTTTGAGACGTATGAGGGGTTTTTAATTATCTCGCCACATGGACAGATCACGTTTATTTCCTTATTGGATTTCATTTCCAACTGTTATTGTGTTATAAACACTGTTGTTTAATTTATAATAGTATGTTACCACGTATGAATATGTTGGTCAAACTTATGAGAGGTGAGTATAAATTACAGGTATGAAAAAGCCCACCTATGGTGGGCTAATATTATGAGTACAATACCTGAAGCTAACCTGTCTTCAGTGGAACTCAATTGTTCGGCACGTCTACCTAGACATTCTCAGTGTCTTACTTCTGACTTTATAATAGAGCTTAGTAGAGGAACCTAACTCGCAAGTGAGGACGTTTCCAAGGTTATTTATAAAGTTTTGAGTCATTACTAAGGTTGCCACTTATATACCGACCAACCTCTAATAATGGGAGAAAATCGGTGTTGCGTTCTTTGTTCACATGATCGCTTACGTGTCTTATTCTTAAACACCCTTAAGATTGGTGAACTAAATAAGATAGAGTTTATCGACCACACATCTAGTGTACGATCTCAGCCACAGAAATTATCTGTAGGACTAGTCCAAATTACCTGCATGGCAGAACTTCTCAGAATGGTGACAATTTCAACTACAGCGTCATACCCAAAACCGTTTTATACTAGGCAGGGTTATGTCCTAGTGTTTTCGCTAACCACCTCTACGAGGGACCAACTTCACGTTGTATGGCGCTTTCTATCTACTATACGTCTTGAGTTTATACACATCAGAAGTGTTGTATAGAAGGTATTTGTCATCACTGTGATCGTGAGAGGGAACGTACCTTACATTGTTTGCCATTTAAACTTCTAACCATAGTCGCAATTTCTTATGGTATCACAGATAGGGGGTGGGGTATCCTCACTATTTATAAAACACCTTCTCACACTACACTGAGTAAAACTGTACTATATCTCAATGGTGTTGTCTAGTACTGACGGTGTTTTAAAATTGGAGCAGTATGAGAGGTTCGAACTCTCGACATTCTGATTGGAAATCAGACACTCTACCAACTGAGTTAATACTGCGTATCCCGTGAAAGATTTGAACTTTCGACCCACAGCTTAGAAGGCTGTTGCTCTATCCATCTGAGCTAACGGAACTTTGTTTCTATAATGTATATTAACCTTCTTTCTTATTATTGTCAATACTATAATTGAAATAATCTTCAGCTAAACTGATTAACTTTAAATCCAAGGAGTCTGCGCAATTAAATATTGCCACATCACCTTCTTGTTTAAGTACAGGTTCACCATTTCTAAACTCAAACGTACCATCACGTTTACATGCTATGTATTGAGGATGTTTCATATTTATGGTCCTGTGTAATCACCACATATTTCAATGTTGTATTTATATTCAATTAAACTCATAGCATAATCCTCCGCAGTTTTGTAATCTACATCTATACCTTGTGTAACCAAGTCATCAATATACTGCATTGCTTTATCAGTGTTCACATCTACATGGTACCTAAGTGGTCCAGTTTTTATATTACTCATATAACCCCTTATATAGTTTCAGTACTAATGTCAAGGTCACTAAAGTTAGTACCAGTGCTTATATCCCACAGTTCTTCGTTATTCATTTTATACACCTCTTGTATTGAATACTAATTATACCAGCAATTTATACACTATTCAACCAGTAATATTTACTAACCACACTCTGATTCGAAATCTTCCTTGTAGCTTTGCTGCTTACGTAGACGTTGGATTTCATGTGCCATAGCTAAGATAAAATTATCACCAGTTAGTTCCTTACCACGCCAAGGTTCTCCATAACGTAATACTTCCTGCACACCAGTATTCTCATCAAACATGTAAGTGTACTTTCCATTCTCTAATTCAATCTTCATAATTATTTCACCTTTCCACATAGTTTACAAGTATAAATATTAACTCTATCCGTATGACAAATATAGGAGGCTGAGTATTCCCACTCATGATTACAATCTTCCACTAAGATAAATTGCATTTGAGTATATTCTTCATACCAACCATTAGTTGGTACCTGTGTTAGTTCTACTTTGTAAGTAAGGTCAGTCTTATCCAATTGTAATTTTATTGCAGCACACAAATCTTCTCTGTAATTAGTTTGGTTTACACCTGCATACTTTAATGTATTGATAAACTTATTTACCACTTCTTCTTTTGTAACCCTTTTACTATCCACAATAAACCTCCTCAATTAAACAACGCATTAAAATACTCTGCAAAGAACATACGACCTCTATCACAACGATCATGGTATTCCTGTAAGTCTTTACGGTACCTATCAGACTCAACTTTATTTAACTGTCGTACTTCATCGCTAAACTCTAAGTCTCTTGGTAGGAATCTAATATCGTACAAAGTACAGTCTGGCTCATCACTTCCGAATGCGAAGATCATCTCATCTAAGTAATACAGAAATACTTGGTCTAATTTAAGCCAATCTGCGTCAGTAAACTCCCATACATTCTCACCTAGTGAAGTGACTACACCAATGTCTAAACAATTACTAATTACTGTGCCAGCCATACCATTACCACTTTTAAGCCACTCTTCGCGAAACTTAGTTAAACCTGCGGAAATAATAGGTGATAACGTACCACTCATACTCCAAGTATCTTTGGTATTGAAATAAGGCTTACCTTTCTTAATGTACATTACACAACCCTCCACATTTTAACTTCAAATTCAACAATACCTGTACCTTTACAATTAGGACAATCCTTATCAATATGCACATGGTAAGGGTCACCTTCACGTTGTGTTACTACTTTCAACCCATCACATGTTGGGCACAATACTCTTACCGTAGAAGATGAAGTGTTGACATCATTATATGCACACAAAGTTTCAATCATACGATCTACTTTAGGAATAACTTTCATACCTTCATATCTCCTTCAACCACAATATTAAGTTATCAAGTGTACCTAATGCAGCCATAGATGTCAAACCAAATATTAATATAATTGCAAGAATTATGCACAGTATGCTTTCTATACGTCTATTCATTACCGTATACCTTTATGAGTTTAGCACGAATTCTGGCACTCTTAATTGTAGTAAGTTTTTCTACTCTTTCATTCATAAATGAAGATACCTGATTAAAAGCGTATTCGATCTCCTCTCTTGTAAAAGTGTTAACAATTTCACCTTCATTTATTCTGAAATTTTCAAAAACATAAAAATGTGAAGAGAAGCAAGGTACAAACCTACGACTAATAAAATATTTTATATTGTTTATATTGTCAACCAACACATACTCTGTAACATCTTCTGATTTATTATACCCTACGTCAATAGAAAACTTTCTGTGGTTCTTCTTATAGAAGCTAACAAAGGATAGTATTGGCTCTTTTATTTTACTTTCCACAGCAGGAGCTAGTACACTATCTTCTTCTTCAGGTACAGGTTGATCATTCTGGCACATGATATAGTTGAACCATGATTTTAATTTAGATTTCATAATTTACTCCTTAATTATAGCCACCACATCTTCTGGGAACATTAGAATTTCGTCAGTATTAAATGCATAAGTATTAGGTGCCTTTTTATCCAATTTAATCCAGTAACCAAAACCATCTAAATACTTCATCACATAACCATCTGACAGGAATGGGTGATTTGGTAGTGTTACTCTGGTTCCGCGTTCAAGTGTTTTCATTTTAACAACCTTAAATAAAGATACCTGTTCATATCACTAAATATTCTAGTACCTGTAGCAACTACCGTTAAATTAAAATCATTATGTATAACAAGTTTACTTTGTAAAATATAATCCATTTTATTCACCTACTTGTGCAAGTTTCTTTACAGTTCTAGTGTAAAATTTTATACAAGCTGTAATAAATTCATCTTCTGTAAACCCCTTATGAAACCACTCATTCATATGGTGGAAATTCTTAAAATGTTTATGTAATTGCCGCTCTAATAATTTATTATTAACTTTATATGGGGTGTACTTTGTAATCAACTCTACTTCATAGGGGTTACTGGTCTTTATAGAAGATAATCTTGATTTTATGTTTACACTGTGACCTATCTTAAAATACTCACCACAACTTAATAGGTATACACCACCACCTTCTTTTGGATTATTAATACCATAGGTCCCATTCAAAATTGTTTCATCAAGTAGTTTCTGATTTTCTTTAGCCAAATCTTGTCTCTGTAGTTCAAGAGCTAGTTGATTATCTTCATGGTAACCCCTAAATTCACCTAGGATATTAAACCAAATCCACTTATTATGTATTGATGTAGTTACGGTGGTATTAAGTTTATAACCTAAATCCTCACAAACTTTCCACAGTTCATTGGAACATCCCTTTATTGTTTTGTTTGGTTTCAAATTCAATACCATTTTAAACGTGAGGAAGTCCATACAGACCACTTCACCCTCATAATTTTTAGTGTACATCTCAGGAACAGGTTTTAATTCTTTATACAATTCTTTGAGAATAATATCATCATAATATCTATATTTTTTATCCACCGATGCAACTCCTCTTATTTCTTATTATCCGCAACTAATCGCTTAATTGTAGGAACACTCTTACCAACAAGTTTAGCTACTTCTTTTTGTTTCTTACCTAGAGCTAAAGCTTCTAGTGCAATCTCTTTCCAGCTACGAGTACCTTCTAATTCTGCTATCCTAGCCAAAGCTACACTAAGATCACTATCTTTCTTTTCTAAGACCTTCTCAAATTTAACAATAACGTCCATCTCTCTTATCCTCGTAGTTAGTTCAGCACTTCTTTTAAGGTTTATACTATCAAATAGTATACTATTGCGTATAAGAATTGCAAGGTGGTGGTCGCTGGTATTCAATGCGGTAATAAGTTCATTACCATAATGTTTAGCTTTAGGTATATTCTTACACCAATCGTATTCCTTGTGACGTTTACCAGTATTTTCATATACGTAATTAAAGGCTTTTTGTAGCACATCCATACCACTCTTGAACCAATAATCTAATACCATACGTAGTTCATAAGATGTTACCCTATTTAACTTTAAACCATTTTTAAGTCTTTTGTCAATAGCTTTCTGCTTGTTTATCTCTTGCTTAATAGCTCTTTCAGCAACACCAATATAGTGTTCTTTTATATCTGCTACTCTGTCCTCATCCACCTTGAAAGTATAACTTTCAGGTTGACTATCTACTTTAAATACAAAATCCCCCATATCATGACCCTTTATTATACGCTATCCATACTATAGTGTAGCTTATATTTGATACCAATACAAGTATTAAAGTATAATTGTGATACCTTTAAATAATACCTCTATATAATGTCTATTCTCTTAATGGTTAAAATTAAATATACTAAATTAACACTATATTATAATTTAAATAAGTGTTTGTAAAACAATAGTAATTAATATAATTGTATGAACATAATAGGTATCACTTGTATACCTTTTAAATTGTTATTTTATTTTACCCAACACTAGATGAACACCATACGTATAGAACGTAGTGATAATAGGTTGGTCTAGTGAATCTTACTAATACACTTAATTCCGTTAGGAATAGACTATAACCCTTTAGACCGTTAAGGTCAAGTATTTATTATGTTAACCTCTAATCATCTTACACTATTAAAATTAAATGTAAACTAAAAAGTTAAATTAATTGGTTAACATACTAGTTACTTCTTTACGCTTTTAGATAAATATAGTCTTTAAAAAGAAAATCCCTAACTCTCTTGACCTTATCTGTTATCTTAAGTATTTAACCATGTAGCTTTAAAGTTTATTCCTAATGGAATTATAGTATTAACTTAAGTTATCCATAGTCGTGGTTAAAGCATCCACTCCTTGTCTAACTAAACTTCTAGTAATTGTCTAAGTCTATCTCTAAGGTGTTGATCATTTTCAATCCAACAATTAAAATCTTCATCCCAGTAACAATGATTGTTTGATTTATTGTTGATATCACTTCCATAAACCTCACGGTGTATTGTTGTATATCTAAGTAGATCATCTATTGTCATGTTAAACCTCATCAACTTCAACAATTTTACATGTGCTACCTAACTGGTAATAGTGTAAATCTTTAAGTGCACCTTTATGTGTTTTATACTGAAAGCAATTTACGACATTAGGAGTAAAAGCTGCTACCAGTAAATACTCTGCTAAATAGTCACCATTTTTGATATCTTTAATTACAAACATTAAAACCTCCTAATTCCTAGCATAATCTATATCATTTATTAACTTATCACAGGTTTCTAATTCCAATTGTAAACTAATAATTCTATCACGTAGAGATAAGTTCTTTTTCTTCTCTCTATTATTTACACTATTTAACCAACCATTGATATTCTTATACATCTTAACATAGTCACCATTTACACACTCGGAGATCCTATTTTGCTGCCAACTGTCCTCTGTGAAATTACCTTGGTATAGGAAGTTTCTTCCTTGCCATGTAACTAGTGTGAATAGTACGTTACCTGTTACACTATCAGTTATAGTTTCTTCTACAGTGAAGTTACTCATTAAACCTCCTCAATTCAATTCTAAGCCACTTTAATACTACATGGCATCATTGTATCACTTAATTGTAATAATAGCTACAGGAGCTTGTTTGGTGTGTTTAAAGCATAATTGGGATAGTACCTGAGGATGTTTCTACAGGCGGTATTAATCCTCTAAACTCTATAAAGTCATCCACGCTACAATCAAGTTGAATGTGAGATAATACCTCCCAATCCATATCCTGATCGACTTCACCCCAATAATCTTTGTGATAAGAAGTGGTAACTGCAAACACAGAGTAGTATATGACATCATATTCAAGATTGCAATCTTCACTTGTAGAAGAAATCCACTCACTTTGGTAACATGATATATCCTCATTCACATCTTCAAATGGCATATTATAACGAAGGTCAATAGTATTTTCCTCTAGGACTTCATATGTATCATCACCAATTTTATGATAAGTGAGAGATACAATGTAAGAGTATGATGGTCTGTTATTCACTAAAATGTCCCTCCTTGATTAATAATTCTTTAAGTTCTGCAAGTAAATCTTCACATCTATTTCTAACTACAAAAACGTGGGTACCTAATGTTATGTAATCAAATACACTGGTATTTACATAGTTATCATAGGAGTAACCAAACCGTATACCATCTTGAGTAAGATCGCAAACACTATTAATTAAGTTATTACCTTTTTCAATTCTAACTGAGTCTATAATTTCAGTTATATCGTATATACTAATCATAATCTTCCTCTCAATCGTTTATTACATTTATCCATTTCAACCTTGTGGTAATCTGCAGCTACTTGATCACTACTATCTAACGCCTCACTAAATAATTTATAGTGTCGATCCCATGAGTTAATAGTACTATTAACAGAGTTGAATACATAGTAAAACATGTACCAAGCTGCAAAGTAGCATAATACACCAATAATCATTATACCACCATATATAATTCCTAGAATATCATTCATTATCCCATTCCTCTAGAGTTTTAAAATATTGGTTGGTGTACCTTTTAGCCTTAGTAACTTTATTATTAATAGTACAATCAAATTGATCTGGTGTGCTAATTAATTTACCCATAAACTCTAAGAACACAACCTCACGTTTTGACATACCATGTGCTTGGTCATCTGGAAAATTTTGTATATCTGCTGCAGTACAAGACTGTAATGGGTGGGTGTATTTTTGTTCTACTTTAGACATTTTAATTTCTCCTGTTGACGATAAAATATAACTTACTATTTTGGTAACTTCTTAACCCGACATGTAAGTACATCCTCATTACTAAGGAATAAATTTACCTTTTCTATAAAACTACTATAACCTTCAACTACACACTGTATCTGATTATCATCGTAATTACTATATTGATTTGATAATAAATTTAACACCTCATCTGAAATCATGCCACGTGCATGGTACATATACCCAAGTCTGGTGTAAGTCCATTCACGTAGTACACGATAGATATAATCACCTTCCTCTTGATTAGGAAACTCACCAATATAATGTTGCTTTCCTAATATTGATAGTGTGATTGTGTATTTAGTACTACGTGGCTTAGTGTAACCAACCAAACCTCCATCAGTTTTACTATTAGTGATAAAATTGTTCAACTTGTATGGCAACAACACACAATTGTCAGGTGAGTAGATTTTACCACCCTTTAAGTCTTTGTCAATATTTAATTTTATATCTGGTAATTTAAGACATTCTACCTGATACCATTCGGCAAAGTTTTGGAAGTTATGCCAATCTTCTGCAACAGTGATACCTGCACCACCGTAGGTAGGATAGTGGCTTTTGAGGTTGACATCGTAGCATCTCCTCATAATACCTCTCCATACATCATAAGTTGAAGTATTGGTTCCACCTACTTTAGACATATGCACTCCGTCACCTATAAAACCTATGCCATATAAAGTTGGAGACATATTATCTTTCCATTTACCATTACGTATCTCTTTCGAACCCATAATTTGAGTAATCCCAGAATCCAATAAAACCCGATATAAGGACTTAGTGGCATCAGCCCGTTCTAACACTGTTAGGTAGTTTCCAGAACTATTAATAGACCTAGAACCAGATGGAATTAACTTACTCTTTGGTACATTACAACCTATTTCACTCACAATAAAATCTCCTATTAATTAATACTTTTATTTCTCATCTCGTTTAACCAATTAACTGCATCCATGTCAACAGATATATCTTCTGGGTGTATTTTACGTTTAAGATATAATCCGTCAATTGATCTAAGTCTACTTAGAGCAACGTATACTAAACCATTACACCAACCAGCACCCCAACCTAAATCTATGATTGCTTTAGATAAACTAGATCCTTGTGAACGATGAACAGATATTGATGCACTCATTTTGATAGCCACTTGTGTTGCTGAACCAGATACATATTGAACCAACTCACTTGTACCGTCTTCATGAACTACAGTACTATACCCATGTTTCTCCCAACGTGTAGGTTCAATCAAAATATCCACCCCAGATGATTTAAGTCGTACCCAAACCCCTTCACCTGACATACTGACCACAGTAGCCTGATCTCCATTCACATACTTAACTTCTGAATCACGAGGGGAGTTCTTAACGATAATCACATCTAACCCTTCCTTTAAATATAACTTCTCATCACAAGGTAAATCTGCTGCCTTAAAGTCACCCGTAAAAGCAGCCTCATAACAACCTGCAGGGTTATAGTTATTATCGAAAGCTATCTTGTTATATGCAGCTACTGATTTGTTTGTTGCTGCCAATACAGGTGTATTTTTTGGTAATGGATAAACTACCCTCTTGTTAAAGTAGTCAATAGCCTCCATAACCTCCTTATCAAATACAGGAACTTTACCGTTATAGGAGGTTGGTAGGGCTTCTCTGATCCTACCCAACATCATCTTCATTTCAACATCAGATTGTCTCATACCTTCTAATAACTCAACAAAATCAAAATCCATACCTTTGAAGGATTCCATAAGGAAGAATTTATCAACACCATACTCGTCACGCGCCAACCTAATATCCACAGGTTGCATCACACAACCTAGTTGAAGTACATCCATAACCAATATTACTTGAAACCCACCCTCTGGACGATTCTTAGTTTTCTTAGAGAATCTAATAAGACGTTGAATAAAACCATGCCATGTACTTGGAGTAATCATACTACACTCATCAATTACAATACGTTTAACCGTTCCAGTAGAAAATAGTTTCTGCACATCAGATGACACCTTTTTTAGACTTTCTTTAGTTATATGTCCAATAGGTATAGACATACCACTGTGTAATGTATTACCACCGATAGCAACAGCACTAATGCCAGTAGTCGATAAGAAAATCGTATCATTAGAGAAATCTTCCCTAAGTTTATGAATTAACACACTTTTCCCAGTCCCACCAACCCCACTAACTATTAGATTTCTTCCTGTAACAACTTTATCATATGCCAATTGCTGACCTTTGTTTAAAATAAATTCACTCAAACTTTACCCTCCTCTATCCTACCTAATAAAAATTTACGGTAACTAATACCATTAAACTTCTTAGTTTTCTTATCATAACCAATGAACTCATAAAAATCATATAATGAACCCACTTCTGCATAACGTTTTGGGTTGTAGTTACTATGAGTACTCATAAGCACAGCTTCATCTTCCTGCCACTGAAAATCATACCTATGTCTTAGTGACACTTTATAGGGTAACAAACTCCCCATTTCCTTTTGCAATTTAAACGGGGTTCTACTCAATACTCGTCTAAAAGAATCCTCGCTAATACCTTGACGATAGGATTCTACTGAGCAGCGGTAATTTATACCAGTCAAATTATCTGTGATGAAAATATAATATGGATACATCACTTACTCCTTTATTTACTAAAATTATAATAAATACCACTAAATTAACACGGTACCATAACTCTTGTTATCGTACTATATTTATGGTACATACTTATCCCTAAACAATTTCATCTTCACTCAGAACATAAATAGTAACGTCATAATTGTATGATGTCAACTTTAATTTAGACATTTATTTCTCTCCTTATAATTCTCTAGGTAATCACACATACCTTCATAAAAGAATTCCCTTAAAACTAAACCATCTAATATTATTCCAAGTATAATCTACCCCATGTGACATTACCATATCTTCCGCTGCCAACAAACCTCTCATCCACTCTGATTGTTTCTTCATATCCATTACTCCATAACCAACTAATTTCCACTATATTACCTCACTAAACTTTAATGTCAACAATTAAATTAAAATAATTATAAACACGTTATAACAGGTAAACTTCAACTTACACTCTATATAGTGTACCCTACCTCAATAAATTAAATATTTAGTTGACACTATAGTCTGGTATGGTAAAGTAATGTGTATTGAGGATAAAGGAGGAATGTATGTGGGATGAGAAGTCATTAAAGTTACTGTGGTTAGAAGTTATAGGTGAATTCAAAGTGAACTTTCCACAATACTCTAATATGCTGAGAGAATCTAAATTTAGACCTATTGTGCAGAACAACAAAGCTCGATACTTTGGTCAGTGTAGTGTAAGAGACAAATGGGTGTCTGTGAACTTGTATACGCACCGTCACAGCGATAAACCAGCAGTGGTTGATACTATGTTACATGAAATTGCACACGCTGTAGATTACTGTACAAGAGGTTACACTAACCACGATAAAACTTGGAGTACTTTAGCTAAAGAAATTGGATGTAATGGACAGAGACTTAGTAAAGGTGCTAAGAAGATGAAGTACAAGTATGTTATTTGTGTCCACACAGAAGATTTATTAGTAATGGGAAGTGGTTATCATAGGAAGCCTAATAGGACTCCAGTTGGTAAATATCTGCAAGGTCAGTACTACCCTAAGAATAAACAAAACACCATTGGTAAATTAATTATGTACAGTTGGGATAATTGGTGTAGACTATGTGATAAGTATGGTGCCTCTTATTACAAAGAAGACCACATTAAAATTGAAGATATTGGTAAGGAGGTTTAGCTTTGACATACACCGAAGATGAAATTAAAAGTTTTAAAGTATGGGGTGAATTTCACAATTACCCTAAGTGCTGTATTGATTGGTTCTGTAGTGTACATTACACAGAAAGACCAGAAGATTATAACTCTGGAGCAGCCTATGGTACAGGATACCTACCTTGTCCTGAGTGTAGTTGTAAATGTGATACAGAGGAAGATTTACACAATATACTTGGTAGAGATATTAAACTTAACCAAAGTACCAAACCATCTGAGGTGTATGAAGAAACATTGGAAGATATGTTATCACCTAAGTATAAAAGTATTGCAAGTAAACATAACTTAGATTATAATGATTATCTTGAGTGGGTAAACACTAAATGTAATGAATTTAAATTAGGAGGAGTATAATATGAGTATGCATAAAATTGAGTTGACTGAAGTTGAGAGACTTGGACTTATCAATCATGGATTAGCTGTGGGAACACCTAGCCAACTATCGGATTGTTTTAGGTCAGGTGTGAAGTGGGCATTACAAAATGATAAGAAAGAGTTCAATGAAGGTGTAATTTGGGCTTTAGCGCGACTAATTGAAATGTATGACCAACCTGATATGGCATTGGAAATTCTAAATCAGTCAGATATTGTAGAAGAGGATATGAAACTACTTTGTGAATACGACTTAGCATTTCTAAGAAAATATGAAGATTCAATTCCAAAAGGAGTAGATTAAATGAAGGAAGAATTAAAACCGTGTCCGTTTTGTGGTTGTGATCCAGAGTTAGAAGTTTCAGAAGTAGATCTTAACGGGTCAGCATATAAAGATTCGTTTCAGTATTCTTGCGATAACTGCGGTGTTTATAATGGTGAACATGACCATATAGAGGATGCTATTGAGTCTTGGAACACTCGCTCACCACAATCTGAGTGGATCATGGTAGATGATAAACTGCCTTTAAGTATTGAGGATTTTCATGAATTTAGAAAACCAGTAATAGGTAGCCTTACAGAGAGTGTAATTGCTACCGATGGTGAAACATCATGGGTAGCAGAGTTTTATTTTTGGTCTGATAATACAGTTACTGGGTATGATTGGTTATGCCTTGGAAATGTTATAGCTTGGCAACCACTCCCAACTCCACCTAAAGGAAATAAAGAATGAGTGAAGAAAAATTCACAAAAGGCAGTTGGGAAGTTAAGGCTGTAGAGGATGACAAAGAGTATATACGTATTAGAGGAAAAAACCTTGGTCGTAGGTTTAAAATATGTAATGTATCAGACCCAAAGAATCACCATAATACAGTAGCTTATTGGTGTAAGTGGGAAAGAGAAGAGTCTATGGCTAATGCTCACTTAATTGCTGCCGCCCCAAAGATGTATAAAATGCTAGAGGAAATAGCTATTAGTATGGAGTGTGAACATGGAGTTAATACTGATGAAATATTTAGATTACTAGCTACGGCAAGAGGAGAAATAATTTGACACACGAAGAAATGATCCGCATGATGCAAGGTGCCCAGATGCAACACTCATCTACTGCGCACATTCCAATTGAAAAGCTTAATCTTTACATCGATCGTGTACTTGCAGAAAAGGATGAAACCTTGTATTCTATGGCTCAAGCATTACAGTGGAAATTACAAGCTGCGCCAATGGTAAGTTATCTAGAGTTAGAAGTTTTACCACAGGTATTGATTCAGATTAAGAAAAGACTCGAAGGAGGAGAGAAATAATGGTGCAAAAATTATTAAGTGCTGGGCAGGTTAAAGAGGGGATGAAGGTAAGAGTTGAGGCTTATGATGGAGATCTAGAAGGGGTGATAGTTAAGGTATATTGTGGAAAAGACACAGGTTTTGACATAGACACGGAAAATTACACCTTTGCATCTTCCCAGTGGGAGGAAGATCGTGTATATTTAATTGAGAAATACACAAATAAAGTAGAAGATAAACCTGAATATGCTGAAGCACCAATTAAATCATCTGAGTGGACTGATAAACATTACGACCACTACTATACACATAAACTGACTCAAGAGGAGATTGATTCTGGTGTAGTTAAACTTAAAATTGACCCTTACTTTGTAAACTCCCTGTGGGGACTTAATTCTGTAGAGAAGTCAGGGGCTGGTTTTCATTGTTTAAAGACATTATCTCGTATGCCAAATAATAAAAACTCGCTATCTCGTGAATGGGATGCTATGATTGGTCAGTCTACTCGTGCCAAACAATTACTGGATGAGTAAAGTATAAAAATTATAATTAATAAGGAGTAAGTATGAAGAAATTATTGATGTTATTACTGGTACTACCGTTAAGTGGCTGTATGTATCAAACAATAGATGAAGTGTCAATTGTGGCGTCACAGAAGGCTTGTAGTATTCACGGTGGTGTGAGGAAGATAGATTTATGGTCTAATAATGACATAACTGTTAAATGTAACAATGGTGAGGTTATAGATAAATCTGGAGTCTACGAGGTTATAAATACTTTGCAACCAAATTATACTAAAATAGGAGAATAATATGGCACCTCGTAAATTACCTACCAAGAAAGATCATGACTTTTTAAATTTAATCAAGGATGTTAGATACCAAGTTAAAAGTCGCCATGAGATGCATAAACCACCATTACACCGTGGGATGTTATCACGTTCATCTGTGCGTTGGTATTTATCACAATGTAAGAATGACGCTAATCTTGCAGCATGGATGGGAGTATGTGATCGTGAGTTGATACTTAGCTGCAATGTAGGATATCGAGATGAATTACTAGAAATTGCAAATTACTTATTGACAAAGTATGGTAAATTATCTACTGTATGGAACAAGGAGATTGCATACGAGTGTGACTACTTACATGCATACATCTCTAACACTTATGAATATCCTCGTAAGAAGCGTGTTGAGTTAGTGGCAGCATGGGTTAATGTGATTGATCCAGATGAGAAGTTGTACGAGTATAAATTTAAGACCCGCAAAAAACGTGTCGGGCATTCTCGTTCAATCACTCGTAGACTACTCAAACGTGTAGCAGATAAATTATTTGACATGTATGGTAAAGTAGAGGATAATCCAAACTTCCGCAAGGATAACTGGGGTAACTTACTTAACCTAGAAGAATACATTTACAAGAATGCGCACAAAGGGTATGATTCAACCGAAGCGATTAAATTATTTATTAAGGAGTAATTTGTATGGGTAAATTTAAAGTGGGAGATAAGGTTAGGCGTGTTTCTAACCCAGAGTCTTTTATTGATCGGTATGGAAAAGATTTTGGTGTCGTAACATCTGTTTACGATCGATATATCAATGTAAACTCCGACTCTAATTTTGATTGGTCAGTTGGTAATTTTGAGTTAATCATTGAGGTTGATTGGTCGGTGTACAACAACACTAAAGTACTACGAGACTTGTCTGATGAGCAGCGCGGTTTACTATTCAATAGTTGGGTTAAGGATAAAGATTGTATCGAGTTTTATTATGGACTAATGGAAGATTTTGAACCCACTAAGAATGTGATTTGGGATTCTACAGTGATTTATCGAGTTAGACAAAAGTCTGAGCGTGAATTATTCATTGAAGAATGGTCTAGTAAGATAGCAACTGCTGCCTATAGAAACGAATCCATTAGTCAGTTAGTTGGTGAAATGTTTGATGCTAAACTGGAATCATGTGACAAGGAGAAAACTAATGCCAATTAAATACTTCCGTTCTACCGACACAAAACTTGAATTGAAAGATACTACTAAGTTGCAGAAGACAAGTTTGGATTTGTTTGCACAACAATTAGGTTATGAATGGAACAATACCTTCGGTAAATATATTGCTGGCTGGTCATCTTTCAATGTAAATAATGGTATTTCAAGAGGTATGTGTTATATTTCTTTGAGTAAGATACAACTTTGGTACAATTCTAATTTCATAGTAGAGGTTGATGATTTTCCTTGGCATGGAGAACCAGTACTACCAAAAATTGCAGAGAAATTAAAATTTAATGTTGAAGAATTACAAAGTGCAATTGACTCTAAGTTAGTTATAACAACACACTTGCAATACTCAAAGAAGCAGAATAAACTACTTTGCACAAATCATCAGATTAAAATTAAGGAGTAATATTTGAAAAAGTTAACTGTAGAAGATCTGTTATACTTCCAAGAAGAAGTAATTAAATGGAATGAAAATTTTGATAACCTAGTAAGTGATAAGAGTTTAATCAATACATATATCAACCTCTCCAAGGAAGAATTTAATGGGGAAGGAGAATACTTAGATAGTTATAATAAAAGTGATATGGAAGGACGTCTAGACGGATTAGTCGATAGCATCTTCACTGGGTTTATGTGGATGGCTCTAGGTGATGATGGTTTTACTGGTGAAGAACTTTGGCTTAACCAGCTAATTGATAGAGAAGGTACTAGTAATTTTGTCACAACTAATATTAATACTACAATCGAGGAAATTGTGGAAGCGCTAGAGATTGAATATCTAAATGGTTATAAAGTTAATCTAATTGACTTAATCATTCGTGAACAACTAAACTTTGATATTCGTGGCGGGTTTGATTTAGTGTTAAAGTCAAATTATAGTAAATCTATTCCAGTTGCACATTCTGACAAGGTTGAGAAAGAGTTAATTGCTATTGAGAGTAAAGGTAGATATGCTGATTTGTTTAGCGAGGTTAATGGTGAGTGTATCATCCTTCGTGCACACAAAGATTTAGAAGAAGGTACTTACTTTCCAAAAGGTAAGATTGTTAAAGCACCAAACTTCTTCCTATCAGTAGAAGATTTAGGTGGATTATCACAGTTTGTTTATTAGGGGTTTAAAATGAAGCCAATTATAAAAGGATTAGATACACCTTACAGTATTGAAGTAAGTGAAATCAAGAGGTTGTATGCCAATGGTATTATTAGTATTGAATGTCCTAACTGCCACCATGTAGATGAACTGGATTTAGAGGAGCAGTACATAGAATATGGAGAGGTTGCAATACAAGATTACTGCGAGGAATGTGAGTATGAATACGGTGTGAGCGACCTTATAGTAGAAGCTAGTATCATAATTAAATTAAAATAAAGGAGAAATACAAATATGAAGTCATTAGTAACATATACATTAGCAACACCATTAGTATTCACAGCACAACAATTAGAGGATCACAAGTTTGTTGAGTGTGGGACATTTGATGCGTCACGTTCAGGTTGGTCACCAACCCTTGAAGGTGGCTACATTATGGAATTATCTGGTGGTGTAGATGTATTACGATTCACCACTCAAAGTAAGAAAGTAAACAAAGCCGAAGTTGAACGTCAACTTAAAGTGGTTGTAGATAATTATATGCAAGAATATGACACTAAACCTAACAAGTCTGAATTAAAGACTATGGAAGCCGAGGTGACTGAGAGTTTACTACCTACAACCACTGCAGGTAAGGAACAACATGCTGTAGTTATTATTACTAAGACTAAAGTGTATGTAGAAGGTAGCTATAATCAAGCAGAACTCATTCTAGCGAATCTTCGTGCAATCTTGGGTTCATTACCTGTACAAGTTGTAGAAGTGTCTGAGAATGTCACCAGTAAGCTTACAACTATGGTTAAGGATGAGTTAAACACTGACAAGTTTGTATTAGCAGACAAAGTGAGCTTAGTGACACCAGATGAGTTGAAAGTAGCTCAGACTAGTGGAAGTGTTTATGGTAGTGAAGCTGTAGACTTGGTAGCTAATGGTGCTACAGTGACAAGTTTACAATTAGAATATAATTCATTCACATTATTTACACTCAAGGATGACTTCTCAATTTCAGGTATTAAATTCTCCAAGGATTTAGTGGCAAACTTGGAGAAAGAGGATGAAGTTGGTAGTGTAATCTTACAAGTACAAGAAGTTATTAAATTAGTAGATGACTTGATTGAAGAGTTTGGTGGTTTAGTTGTAGAAGAAGATTAATTATAATATAGACGCACACATGATTTGAAGGAGTTATGTGTGCTTGTTATTTGGAGGGATAATGACAAAACAAATTATTGAAGATCACTGTGATGAACTAAACCAACTTAAGAAGAAGTATGAACTAGTAGAATGGTTATATGGATTAGGTTTAGGTAACGCTGCTATGTGGAAGTATAGAGGTGAGCTGAAGCAGAATATTAAAGATGTTGTTGGAGATGATTATGAGTAAGCAATTTACTATGAGTATGTATAGCAGTAAAGAGGATCTGTATAAAGCTAAAGCAGAATACTGGGAAGGCTTATTTGAGGCTTTATGGGAAGAAGGGTTCTTGGATGCAGGATGTTATGACGGGGAATTAGCCGTAGATAAAGAAGAATTACTCACAATATTAGAGGACTATTTATAGTAGGTAATACATGACAAACAAAGAACATAAGCAATTAATTCAGAACTTCCTTAATATGGTATGTTTTGAGACCAAAGGTAGAGGTGGTTCATCTGATGAACTGTCATTGTTACTACAAGAATATTTTAAGGGAGAAGAACTGTGACCAGTAGAATTAGTATAACTAAACGTAAATACCAAGCAATCTTCACAGAGAAAGAAAATAAGTGGTTTACAGGTTATGAAGGTGATGTAAATAGCTTGTCGTATTATAGCACCAAGGGTGTTGTACAAGACCAGCACACTACAAAGTGGTTAACTGTTAAACCGAAGGGTACTGTAAGAGGTAGGTCTGCTGCTAATCTTATATTCGAGGATGAAGATGGTTTCACGTATAAACTGTCGCTCAAGTCAGTAGATACTTTGCTGAAAGCATTAGCTAGTGGTGCTATGAAAATTAAAGACGGGTACTTTTATGCAGAGTTCTGTCAAGTAAAACAAGGGCAGAATTACTTTATTGATTTTGTAGAGGAGTAGGTATGACATTTAAATTTAGTGTAGATACAGGTAATGCTGGGCAAGACGACTTTGATTACAACGAAGCTGACAAGACTACAGTTGATGATAAACCTAAACGATTTAAGAAGTGTTATGTAGATCATGATACAATTCTTTTCCGTTGTGCTAAGTTCATGCAGGATGATTATATTGAGGTAAAACATATTCAATCTGGTAGGGTAAAAGAGTTTAAGAATAAAACTTCCTTTGGTATACGAGGGGATAAAATTATTGAAATTAAAGAAGGTGAAACACTAAGAGTAGATAAAGATGGCGTATATATTAAGTGGTTGGCATGGACTAACTTTGATAGACAGGAAAAAGGGTTATCTCCTTTCATGTTAGAAGATTTTGAAATAGAAGCTAAATCTAGGTTAGCTAAGAGGCATGATAGTTTTGAAGCAGCCCTTAAGTCCTCTATGGATACTATGGGTTTTAGTATTGGTGCAATAAAGAAGTTTATGGACGCTGAAGATTATGTCCTCTGCATTGGTGCTGGTAAAGGAAACTACCGTGATGAAGAATCTAAAGATGTTAAGTATAAAGGAAATCGAGATGGCAAGCCTATTTACTTCGAAGAACTTCGTGATGCAATGATGGCTCAATATGGTAAGAAGGTACTACAATCTGTTTACTGTGAGGCTGAAGATTTATTACAACATAAAGCTAATCAAGAGTATGCCAGAGTTGGGGATGATTTCAGTAAGTGGGAGATTTGCATAGCATATATTGATAAAGACGTTTCAATGGTATATGCGCCGAGCTTCTGTTATGACGATTATGATAGAGGGTGGAGATATCCTACCAAATTTGAGTGTGAATTAACACTAGCATCTCAGACTATTTCTGGGGATAGTACAGATTTTATAACAGGACTACCATCACTACCAGATTCTGTGAAAGAGGTATTTGGTTTAAGTAAACGTACTGGTGCCAGTAAACAGACAGCAGAGAAATTATTAGAAGATTCTCCAACACATCAAGAATTGTGGAAACGTGTAGTGTTCTGTTATCAACAATATTACGGTTATACCAAAGTATATAAGTTCAAAAGTATACAAGGGGAAGATCTAAAGTGGACTTGGTTAGATTATTTACAACAGTGCTATTCGTTAGTTAAGATGCAGGATTACCCAGACGTAGTACCTCAGATTAGAGAATATCTAACTAATATTGGTATTGATTATAATAGTGAGATTTCCTATGGTGAGGTTGAGGTTGATACCTCAGATTTAGCTGGGAAGTTAGAGACATGTAATGTTACATTAGACAGCTTACAACAATTAATGATTGGATATAAAAGTTTAACAAAACCTTTACTAGTAGAACGGTTGGATGAAGTAAGTAAGACACTAGATGAACTTAAAGGTAACTTAAGCCTATTACACAAGTAAGAAATAAACCTTGACACCACAATCAGCTATGCTAAAATTTAGTATGGATAACTAAAACATAGCTGATTAAATAGGGGATTACTATATGAAGGTGGTTAAAGATTACACTGCATTACTTGGACTTGCAGATTTTGAGTTGACAGAGAGAGTTATATACTCTGATGGGGAAGTATCAGACGGGGTGATAACAAATGCTGAAGTAAAGGTACCTGATAGGTTTAAATGTAAACTGGAAAGTTACTGTAGTAGTAATAATATAACTAGTCATACTGAACACTTTGTTGGGAATCTTTTTATGAGATATTTACATGAGTCTATTAAGACTAATCCAGATATTAGTGCACTAAAAGAGTTAAAGAGTTTTGAGTGGTTGAAGGTATATTCATACTCATTAGGAGACACTGCCAGTGAAAGTTTTTACCTAGTAGAGAAAGAAGATGGTTTTATATACTTTGGTATTAACTATGAAGTAATCAATCTAAAGCCTACTTGGACTACAAAGTTAATTTAGTATAGGAGGGTATTAACTTGGCACCACCTAGAAAAGAAATATATAAATGGTTTAAAGTTGGGCTACCTAAAAATACAGTGTTCCAACTGAAAGAATATGTTAAACAACACCCAACTCTTACTGAGGCATATGAGAGTGCTGCTATTAAGGAGTTGGTGACAGAAGCTTTGAACTCGGATGCAGTTAAACGTAACATTGAATTTGTTAGGTTGCTAGAGGAAATGGATCAATTATCTGTGAGAGACAAGGAAGGGTTACGTATATGGACATCTAAAAAGGATGAGTTGTTAGGTGTAGTTTGATACACTATTGTGTGTTATTTAAACTTAATTATTGATAAAGTGTAGTATGTTACACAGGAGGATGTGAATGGATAAAATTACACAGTTAAAACAAATTCTAGATGAAATTGAAATTGCAACTATGATGGAAGTTGTAGATTGTATGTGGTGTCGTGATGATAAAGACTTCAAATGGAATACAGATAACTCAATTGAAGATTTGCACAATGAAGATGGTAATACTTACGGTGGTTACCAAACAGAAGATAAAACTGAATGGGGAGGTTATTTAGTGGTTAACTTAGACACTCAACAGGGTTACTGGACAACATTCTTATTTCCTCTGGACAAAGAAGTAACAGTAGATGATGACTACTAAACTAAAATATCCAGAATCTGTTTGTTACGAGAAAGCTAATTACACTGCATACTATACAAATGGTGATGGTTTTATTCCTTATGAAGAAGCAGAGGATTTATGTAAGGACTTGCCACAAGTAGAAGTGTATATGCATGACAGTGGTATGCTGGCAACACATAATATGCCATGCAGCGTATGTAAGATAGAACACGCTGTGTTTTGTAATGGAATGTTTGAACCATGCTGGAAGTGTCAAGAGGAAGGTTGGGTTACTATTAAGAATACTAAACTAGAGGAGAAATGGTATGAGTTTTGGAAACGAGGATGAGTATACTACACAGGAAGACGATGAATTAGATGATGGTTTTGGGGAATACCTGAAGGAAGTGAACCATACCCAGATGGTGGGTGTTCTTGTGGGTATTGGCAATGCAAGGGTTGTGGTAGAAGTCCTGACTAGTGGAGGTAAAATATGAGTTTTGGAAGTAAGCAGAAAGGTTATGCTCCTGTAATCACAACAAGTATGTTACTATTTCTAGCTGTAGTTTTAGGTGTAGTAGGTTGGAGTGTGATTGAGTTTATTTTGTGGGTATTCAGTTTTATACATGTGAGTTTTGGAGGTTAGATGGTTGTTGCTACTAAGGCTGAGATATTAAAACGAAAGAAGAAGTTAGAAGGGTTTCTAAAAGTACTGGATGAAGATGGTAGGTTGAGTGAGAAGAAGTTATGTACTCAGATTAGGTCTGCTGTGCGTCTAAGTTGGATGAAGCACCCAGTCAAGCTTGCATACCTCTATGAACACACATACCCTGACATTAATCCTAATACACGTACTAAATGGCTTGTTGACTGCGAGATGTGTAGGTTACCTAAGAAATTATCTGACATTGAAATCAACCATAAAAAGGGAGAGAATCCACTATTAAGTTTTGATGATGTAGTACCATTCGCAAAAAGTATTCTTGGTGTGAGTGCCGCCGAACTTGAATGCTTATGTATAGAGTGCCACGCACAACTAACATACTCTCAACGTTACGGGGTATCTCTTGGGGAAGCTAAAGCAGAGAAGGCTGTGATTGCTAAATTAAAACAACCAGTAGCCAAACAGAAAGCTGAACTAAAGAAGGCAGGGTTCCCTCCTAAAGAGTTAAGTAATACTGATCTTCGTAGGATAGCGTACAGGAAATTATTAACAGTGTAAGGAGATAATATGTTAACACAATATCGAGTATTACCACAACGTAACCAATTTGGAATGATTGTTATTGTGGATATGGCAAATAATATTGTTAAATTTACTAAGACTGTCACCGCTGCAGGTGATTGGATTGTTAAGAATACTAAGAATTCATAGTAAATACCTAGAGGAGAAGATACTTGAGTAATAAACGTATATTTAGTAATGATGACATCATAGAAATCAAACGACTTACATCACAAGATGGTTTATCAAGTCGTAAGATTGCTGAGATTTATGGAGTTGGTAAGTCTACTATTGGAGACTTATTGAGAAAGGAAACATACACTGAATTCTGGGAGAAGGAGGAGGACAAACCCACTGCAGGTGGTTATATTAAACGCCCAGAAGAATCACGTAGGAAATTACAAGGTAAACGTTTTGTATTTACATCAGCACAGAACAATACCTACGTCCACGATGGATTCCTTAAGGCATTAGAGGTTTATTGCAAACACAATAATGCGGAATTAATGATAGGTACTTATATCTACAATAAGAAAGGTTTCCAATCAGGTACTACAGACGATACTTGGTTTGACCCAAAGATACGTGATTATATTGTTGATCAGAGTTGTCAAATTGCTAAAGGTTTAGTGTGGAGTGGTGAGTTGAATATCTTACCTACTGCAAAAAACCCTATGAGTGGTATGCAGAATTACGTAAACCAAGAGAGTTGTATAATTCCACATGCTAAGTTACAAATGTTAAGCCTACCAGCACCGTTACATACAGGAGCTAGGTTTATGTACACCACAGGGACTGTAACACAAAGACAATATCGTCCACAAAAAGCAGGGCAGTTGGCAGAACATCATCATAGTTTCTCAGCGTTGGTAGTTGAGATTGATGATGAAGGTGATTGGTTTGTTAGGCAGTTAAGCGGAGAAAAGATTACTGGTAATTTCTATGATGTTGCAAACGGAGTGGAATACTACACCAAAGATGGTGTTACTGGGGGGCATTGCGTTGCAGGTATAAACTGGGGGGATATACATGCAGCTAAAATAGATGATGATGTTGCAAAAACTTCATGGGGGGAGGGTGGTATAATTGATGTATTAAAACCCTCCGTTCAATTTTTGAATGATTTCTTTGACATGAAAAATCGTAATCATCATAATATAAATGATCCTTACTTCAAATTTAAGATGCATGTGCAAGGGACGGAGAGTGTGTTGGATGAAGTAATTGCGTCAGGTAACCTTATGAAGACTATGTTACGTCCCAATATAAAGACTGTTGTGGTACAAAGTAATCATGACCTAGCATTGCAACAATACTTACGTAAAGAGGATTATCGTAATGACCCTGTTAATGCAGAATTCTTCTTAGAGATGCAACTGAAAACTTATCAAAATATACGCTTGAATAAAGATTTTTGTGTGTTAGAGTATGCAATGAAGAAGTATGTGGATGGTTTGGATGACGTAGAGTTTATAGATGGAAGTAGTCCATACAAAGTTGCTGGTATTAGTAAGGAGAGTCACGGTTCAGAAGGAAATAACGGCTCAAGACCAAGTACTGCTACATTCCGAGCTTGGGGTTGTAAGGTGACTATAGGACATCAGCACTCAGCAAACATATTGGATGGCGTGTGGGTAGCAGGTGTGTCTGGTAAACTTAATATGGGATATAATGCTGTTGGTGGTTCATCTTGGAGCCACAGTCACGTAGTTACATACCCTAATGGTAAACGTACTATGATTACCTTAAAGAGATGTAAAAAATGGAGGGGGTGATAAAATGAAAATTGAAGTATGGTGTGACAACGGAAATAATATACACTCTTGTCGCAAAGAGATTATTGACTTAATTGAAGATTGGGGGTTTTCACAAGATGATTGTGATGCTCTTACTGAGCGTGACATTCAGGAGTATGCACATGAGTGGGCTAATGAATTTTTAGATATTGGTGCAGTCATTGTAGAGGAGTAAGACTATATGAACTTAGAAACACGTAACTTCGTTACATCACTATTAAATAAATACAACTCATATCAAAAGGTTGTTGACATTGAATCTAACTTGACAGATAATACTTCTGTACTAGGGAACATCAACGGTAACATTATTGAAATTGAGGATAAAGACATCACACTAATCCTACTTGAATTGTGCGAAGCACTTAACGTATTCGATGAAGTCTTAACAATGCCAGTAGATACCGATCCTAAATTACTGGCAGAATTGAAATCCTACATGGAAGATTTTCGTTTGAAGGGAGACTTAAAAGTTTACTGTGGACTACAACTTGCACAAGGAATAAATAATGTCGATTGATATCCAAGTAATGTTGACATTCTTTATATTTATGATAATCTGTGTTGCAACTAACAAAGAGATGTCGGTTAAAGAATTCAAGTCACAAATTTTAATGGTTATGATGAGTGGTATTGGTTGGGCTATATTTAAGCTGATTAATATTGTTAATGGGTTTTATATCTAGAGGAGAAGTGGTATGGTAACTAAATTAGAAGAAGGTAAAAGTTATAGATTGGTTGATAAAGAGAGGTACTTTGTTAGCCACCACCAAAATGCTGGAATCTATGAGGACTGTGTTGAAAATGGCGTTATTAAGTTAGATAAAGTAGATACATCAAATAATGGTTGGCTAGGAGAGTTATGTCCAATTACACATAAAGAGGCGCAGTATTTTGAATTGGTAGAAGATGGTCAGAGTCTTACTAAACTAACACTTACCTTTGGAGAATTAGATAATCATACTAAAAAGGATTTACTAGGTGCTTGGGTAGATGGTGATAGTATTGAGTACCTTGACCAATATAATATGGTCTATGAAGGATGTCCAAATCCAAAATGGTACAGTGGAGACATCTACCGAGTAAAACCTCCTGTATCAGAAAAGGACAAACTAATGGCTGCAGCACAGCAGAAGTTAAAGGAAGCACAAGAAGAATTGGCAAAAGCTCAAGGTTTATAAAAGGAGGTTGTATTGTCAGTAAACTATGAGCAACAATACCTTGAGCTGGGTCAACGTATCCTAACTGAAGGTGTATGGGTTGATAATGTACGAACAGGTAGACGTTGCTTGACTATACCAGAACACACATTGTGGTACGAACCTGAAGAAATTCCTCTATTATCTACTAAGAAGAGTTTCCCCGTATCAGCTTGGGCAGAGATGTTGGGTTACCTTCGTAGATATGAATGGGCTGACCAGTTTGATAAGATTGGTACTCGAAGTTGGTATTGCAACGCAAACGAAACCAAAGATTGGATTAACAACCCACACCGTAAGGGAGAAAACCACTTAGGTCTTGTTTATGGAGCAGCTCTTGAGGATTGGGAATTATGGGATTTATTCACCAAGCTAATGTCGGGTATTGATGATAGGCGCATGATGATTAACTTCTGGAGACCTGAGAAGTTCCAGTATGGATGTATCACACCATGCATGTATAAACACTCATTCACTATATTAGACAGAACATTACATATGTGTTCAGAGAGTAGAAGTTTAGATTATGGGCTTGGTGGTAACTTTAACTCATTACAATGCTGGATTATACTGAAGATGATATGTCACATAACAGGTTTAAAAATGGGGAGAATTAAACATAATATTATTAATGCACATATTTATGATTCCCATATTGATGGGGTTAAAGAACAGTTAAGTCGTACCCCTGATAAACTAGATGTAGAGTTTAAAGTTGAAGATTGGGTTAGTAGTTTTAGTGACTTAGTTGTAGAAGATATTCATGCAAGAGACTATTTCACCTTGACAGGGTATAAACCTCAAGGTAAGATTGACTTTGATTTAGTGGCCTAAGGAGTTAGTATGACTATAAAGATGATTATCGCCACTGGTGCTAATTTTGAAATTGGGCAGGATGGTAAACTCCCTTGGGGTTATATCAAAGAGGATATGACTTACTTTCAAGATCAGACTTCTAACCACATTGTTGTGATGGGACGTAAGACCCAAGACAGCTTACCTAATAAACGTAAAGTACTACCTAATAGAATTAATTATGTAGTATCCTCTAAAGGTAATGGTGAACAGGATGATGGTTCATATAAAGTAAGTATGGATAGTCTGGTTAAGTCTATTTTAAGTGGTAAGAGTATTTTCAGCCACTTAGATGCATGGGTTATTGGAGGGTCTTCTATCTACCAACAATTACTTCCATATATAGATGAAATTCACTGGACATTGGTAAATGAAGATTTCCCAGAGGCTGATACTTATTTTGATATGAGTTTCTTGTGGGCTAATGAAAAAGATTGGTACTTTGATAATTTAACCAAACTGGGTACCACTACAAGTGTGACAGTTTGGAAACGTAAATAATTATAATAAAATCAGGAGAAACAATATTGAGTTATTTTAAAAATATGAAAGATAAATGTGCTTTACCATGTTCAGTAAGTATTGATGTAGTTAATTACGTTGCAACTTTAATGCCAGAACAACTAATGTCAAATGGTAAACCTATTACACCTAGGGTGTTATTCATGTTAGGTTTCCAAGTGGATATTAATGGTGGGGGTTATGCAGTTTATGAAGGTGTACGTATTCGAGATAAAGACCGTCCATATTTAACTTACCCATCAATAATATACAATGGTAAGGTTCGCAAAGAAGTATTGCATGTAGATGAAGATGGGTGTATTGTATTCAGCAAGGTAAAGTCACATTTCATGGAACGTGTATATATTGAGAATGAAGTATTGACATTATCTGGTATGGATAAGACATTGATGGAGAATATCTCTACTATCGGTAATAAGAAATTCTACGATGATGGTATGGCTGCACTAGATAAACGTGTTGACCCAAATAAGCCAATTCGAAATATTGTAAGACCGTAAGGAGGAGTAATACTTGGCAACTGCAAATACTAAACGTAACAAAGATGCACATAGAAACGACCTGTATACCACTTCTAAGGAGTCTTTGCAGTTGTTATGGGATAACGCACCACATGTACTTAAACGTGCAACTACAGTGGTTGACAATAGCTTTGGCTTAGGTGATATTACTAGATTCTTCAAAGATAAAGGTAAGCAAGTGTACGGCATGGATTTGGTAAACTACGGGGATGATTACGCGATTCACTTAGATGGCGTTACTTATGGTAATTTCTTAGAGATGGAACCGAGAAAATTTGACTTAAATCATGTGATGGTATTTAACCCACCTTTCACACTTACATATGAGTTTATTAATCAGAGTTTGTTATGGTGTGACAATCTATTTATATTCAATAGGCTTAATACCTTGGAGAGTATTAAACGTGCAAATAAATTTAAGAGTAAGGAATGGCCTCTAAAGAAAGTATATGTGTTTGGCAAACGGGTTAGTTGTCCAAAAGGAGAGGACTACGAACAGTCACCTAATGCTACAGCCTATTGCTGGCTAGAATTTCAAACTGGCTATGAAGGAGAACCAACAATCTGTTGGATTTAGATTCCACAAATTAGCGCGAATAGTAGGTTGCTTAGGGAGAGGTAATCTACTATAATAACTATTCAACTGTAAAAGAAGAGGTGTAATTTGATTTATGTAGAGAATAGAAAGCCAGCAGTGCCAATTGAATATGAGGGTAGTTTCACACAAGAATTAGGTATTGCCGAAGAGAAGTGGCAGGATACTTCTGACATGGAAATCTACCAACTACTTGGGTACAAAGGCACAGAGTGGCGACTTAAAATGCAGAATGAACATATTGGAGATGCTATGTGGGACCAGAGTGGGTTCGAGCATACTTGGTCAGAGTTTGATACGGAAAGTGTATAGAGTAATAAAGGAGATATTAATTGAGTATTACCACTGTAATTAAAAGTGATGGAACTAGTGTTCCCTTTGACGCAGAGAAATTTAATAAGAAGATGAGATGGGCAGCAGCCCGTAAAGTGAATTGGTCTGATATATCTTTTAAAGCATTGAAGTTATTAAGCGATAAATGTACTACCAGAGATATAGATAAAGCTATTATTGATGCTTGTGTGGAAGAGTTCGATGAAAAACATTTCATGTTAGCTGGTAGAGTGCTTGCAGGTAATTTATACAAAGAAGCTTTCGGTGGTTTCAAAAAGATTCCTACACTAAAACAACATCATGATAATATGGAAGGTCAAGGCTATTGGGAGAAGTTACCTTATAGCGAAGAAGATTTTGAGAAACTACAAGAAGTAATAGATCATTCTAAAGACTTGAAGTCTTCTTACCCAGAAATAAAACAAATTAGTGATAAGTACGTTTTGCGTAATCGTATTAAGAATATTGCCTTAGAGTCCCCTCAGTTTATGTATATGGGGATGGCAATGGCTAACATGAAGAATATGCCATTAGATAGACGAATGACGGATGTTATTAAGTATTACCACTACTTAAGCGATAAGAAGATTTGTGCACCAACTCCATTTATGACTAATCTTCGCACACCGAGCCGATCATTCGCCAGTTGTGCTACGTTCACCACACATGATACGGCTGACTCATTGGCTGCGGGAGACCACATAGCATATATGTTAACCTGCGCAAGTGCTGGTATTGGTTCTCACTTAAAGACACGCAGTAAGGGAGATGGTGTTCGTGGTGGTACTACAATACATCAGGGAAAGAGACCTTACTACAAGATGACTGAGAGTGCTGTGGCAGCTAATCTACAGAATTCCCGCGGTGGTAGTGCCACTATGCATCTTAACTGTCTTGACCCAGAGGTAATGGATATTCTTACTTGGAAGAGCAAGAAGACTGCAACTAAAGTAAGGGTCGATGGTATTCATTACTCTTTTGGTAGCAATAGACTATTCGCTAAGAAAGTGTATCAGAATAGAGATTGGATGTTAGTTAGTTATGCGGACTCACCTGAATTATACGAAGCTATGTACGAAGGAGACCAGACTAATTTTGATAACCTATATGAAGAGTATGAGAAGTCAATTAAACCACGTAAGTATATTAATGCACGTAAGCTGGCAATTGAAGCCTTAGTACAAGGACAAGAGTCTGGTCAGGTTTATCTGCATAGAACAGATGAATTAAACCGCCATACTCCACACAAAGATAAGATTTATAGTTCTAACCTGTAAACTGATGCAGCCTCTTATGGGAACGTAAGTTGAAAATTGGATGAATTGCTGGAAACCTTAACATGTAATGATGATGGCAATCAGCAGCCAAGCCTACAGAGTAGGAAGGTTCAGAGATCACCTGAGCTTATGCGAATAAGCTTAATAACAGGAAGTAGTTTAGTTTAGTCACTAAATGAAAAAGCGTCCGACTTCCAGAACGGAAGATGATATGATCCACCCTTAATGAAAATTAAGATAAAATGGTCAGGAAACAGCATTCCCTACTGTAGGGTTTGATAATGTATACCAGTTAAATGAAGAACAGCCTGTAAATAAAGATGGCAGTATACCAGAGATTGGATTATGTAGTTTATCCGCTATTGTGGCACGTAGGGTAAAAGAGGATGAGTGGGAAGATGTAGCTTATTACGCAGCACTAAGCATTGATAATGTCATGGAAATTATGGACTATCCTTTCCCTTCATTGAAATATACAGCACAAGCTAGACGAAATATCGGTGTAGGTATTACAGATTTGGCTGGTTTGATGGCAGAGAAGAAACTTAAATACTCTTCCCTTGAGGGTAAACAATTTATCCACCGCTTGGCAGAGTTACATTCATACTCTATGATTAAAGCTTCTGTACGTCTAGCTAAAGAACGTGGACAATGTGAATGGGTACATAAGACAAAGTGGAGAGAAGGTTGGTTACCTGTAGATACAATGAACAAGAATGTGTTCAAAGTAGTAAAACAAAGGTTGACCAAAGACTGGGAAGGGTTACGAAAAGAAGTTATGGAATACGGTGTGCGCTTTAGTGTCACCACTAATTTTATGCCCAACGAAAGTAGCTCGATTGCAACCAATGGCACTAACAGCATCTTACCTGCTAGAAGTATTAAGGTGGTTAAGACTAATGGGAAGAAGAAAACACGGTTCTTAGCCCCAAATGCAGACACACATGCAGAGTACTATGAGTTAGCTTATGACATTCCAACTAAAGATATGATTGATGTGTATGCATGTTTTCAATGCTTTACAGACCAAACTATTTCTGCCGATGAGTACTTAGATTTTACCAAAGGAGTTATCACGGGAGACATGCTATTGCAGAATTGGATGTATATGATAACTATGGGAATGAAGACTAGATACTACGTTAACAGTAAAACAAACTCTGGCAACTCTAAGAAAATAGAGGAAGTGCAAGATGTAGGATGTGGTGGGGGTGGTTGTACCTTGTAATTAAATTTTACTCCACAAGGATGTGGTTATATAGGAGAAAATAGTTGACAAATATTACAGTTTTTAATGAAAAGTCTACATCTCACAAATCTGGCAACTACCCTTTGTTTTTTGGGGAAGAACCAAGTTTATATGATAGTGTTAATCAACCATACCCATACTTGTATGAATTAATGGAAAAGCTTAAACAGCTAGATTGGTCAGAAAATGATGTAGACCTTACCGATACAAGAATGGACTTAGTTACTTGTGACAAAAATACAAGAGATTTGATGTTATTGAATCTGGCGTACCAGTGGAGTCTTGATAGTATAGCTACTTCCATACCTACACTACTAGCACCATTTGTAACTAACAGTGAGTATGGGCACTTACTGGCTCGTATAGGGGAGAATGAAAACCTTCACTCTAATACTTATTCCAATATTGTTAGGCAATGTATCTCAGACCCGCAAGAAGTATTTGACATGGTATTTGAGAACAACAAGGTTCTGGAAAGAAGTACAGTAGTGGGAAAGGCTTTATCTGAACTAAAAGAATATGGAGCTAAATACACACTTGGACTAGCAACTGAAGAAGAGTGCAGACCTTATGTATTGAAAGGTGTAGTTGCCATTTATGCATTGGAACGTATAAGCTTCATGGCTAGTTTTAGTTGCACTTTCGCATTAGCACAACAAGAGTATTTTGTAGGTGCTGCTAGACTAGTACAGAAAATCTTAATGGATGAGATGATCCACTACGAAGCTGGTAGGTACGTACTGCAAGATATTATGATGCAAGATAATTATTGGGAAAAATATTTTGATAGCTGCAAAGAAGACCTTAGTGCAATTATACATGGGGTTGTAGACCAAGAGTTGTCATGGAATAAATATTTATTCTCTTCTGGTCGTAATCTTGTAGGTATGAATGAAGGTATATTGAATGATTGGGTGCGTTACAATGCTCAAGAAGTATTTGATGTTTTAGGACTTCAAGCTAAATTCAGAAAGACCACTACCTGCCCTTTACCTTGGTTCGAGAATGATTGGATGGATTTGAACAGTCAGCAGAACGCAGCTATGGAAGCAGACCCTACAAACTATATGGTTAGTGCCGTAAGTAAGGATGTGTCTAATGTAGATTTTTCTGACGATATATTTAGTGAGTTCAAAGAGGATGTAGTTATTACTCTGCAGGATATTTTAACTGTATATTCTAAGCCAGATTGCCCTTATTGTGAAAAACTCACGGAGTTCCTAGATGAAAGAGGACTCAAATATAATAAGGTTGATGTAATCTTACATCCTGATAAACGTGAGTGGTTGTTAAATGAGGGTTATAAAACAGTACCTCAAGTATTCTGTTCGTCAGGTAACTACAGAGGGGATTGTACGTCATTTATAAATGATAATTCTTTCTAAATAACACTTGCACAAGGATGTGCTTTGTTCTACACTGTAAGCTGACAATTAAAAAAGGAGGTACAATATGAATAATTTTAATAAATTCCTAGACCATTTCAATTTCATGGCAGGTACTGAGGGAAAGTGTGATGGACAACACCAAAATAACTTTATAGTAAGTGGTCTTGATGATAAAGAGTTTGATGATTTTTGTACTACTTTAAAATATTTACCAAATAGAGGTTTAGGTGTTGGTTGTATATCAAAGAAACAGTACGATGCTATGACCACATCAACACTGGGTATCCCACATAGCGAACCACATTACACAGAATCATGGGTGGTAAACTTAGAGGATGATATGCTTGGTTGCTTAGCTGGACATCTTACACACGGCAAGACTTACGAAGTATTAGAGGATTATAATGGGAGTGTCTATAGTGAACACCGCCACGTAGTCTTAAATGATAGTGGGGTGATGACAGGATACTACCATTCATGGTTCACACCAGTTAAACTTTATGACGAAGATGAAAGTGAGTTGGTTTGTCGTGATATTGAGTTTAATAAAGGAGATTGGTTTGATTTAAGTAAACATACTCCAGAACAAATCAGACACATTGCAAAATTTTATTGTTTCTATAATGTTGACGGATTATTGGAAGATCCAATGTGGACACGTATATATTATGGTAAGAAACAGTTTATAGGCACTAGCGTAACAGATGAACTACTAGGTAAAGAGTACCACTTCAACGATCTATTCTACTTAGAAGGAGAATAACTTAATGTTAAATAGCTACAAAGACTCTTTACCTTTTGTGCAGACTTATATCGATACCACCATAAAACATGAAGGTAGTGATAAGTATACCAATGACCCTGATGACTCTGGTGGGGAGACAAAATGGGGTGTGACTAAGAAAGCCACTTTGAAGTATAAAGAATATTTCCACTTGTATAATTGGAATGGTGATATTAAAACGATGCCCTTAGCGTTCGCACAAGACCTGTACGCTTACGAATATTATATGGTACCAAAGTTTAACCTTGTGGCTAAAGAGTCTAAGATGATAGCGGCGGAGTTGTTCGACTCAGGTGTAAATGTCCATCCTACGCACCCAAGTCGGTGGTTGCAAGAGGAACTAAACTTATGTAATCGTAGAGAGTTGGACTATGATGATATTAAACCTGATGGTTACATAGGTAACAATACTATTAAGGCACTCAAGGCTTTCTTAGCTAAACGTGGTGTCTCTGGAGAGAAGATGTTATACAACAACCTTAACTGTTGTCAACAACACCACTACCGAGAGTGTGCTTTGAATGGAGGTGCCAATGGTAAGAACGAAAATTTCTATGTAGGGTGGTGCATTAACCGTTTGAGTTTTAAATAAGGAGGTACATGGCATAAGTGGCAACGATTTAATTTCGTAAGTAAGAGTAGTCCTATAATTAAATAACACTGGAGAATACTATGAATCAGGAACGCCATGTTAACCGTAAAGGGAAGAGAAATAAAGCTAAAGTTGACCGTCATGAATCTCGTGCCAAGCAAGGTACAGAGTTAGTAATGAGTGAACGTGCTGCAGCGTCTGAGAATTATAAATTAGACTGGTTCAAACCAACAGAGGGTCAAAAGGAAATAATCCATAGTATGTGTGTCAATGAACTTACCGCAGTTCAAGGTAGTTCTGGTACTGGTAAAAGTACTACCGCTATTTGGCAAGGGTTGAATGACCTTAAACGTGGTTGCTACAAACGTATTGTGTTTATTAAAACTCCATCACAGGTAGGTGATGACGACCTTGGTGCCTTAAAAGGAACCGCTGATGAGAAGCTTTTTATGCACTGGGTTGCGATGAAATCTATCTTTCACACATTCATGTCTAAAGGTAAACTTGAGATGGAAGAAAAGGCTGAGCGCATTGTATTTACAATACCTAACTTCATTGCAGGACAGACTTTAGATGATAGTTTGATTATTATCGATGAAAGTCAATTCTTATCACCACAAACTGTAAAACTATTACTGGAGCGCTGCGGTAAAGGAAGTAGGGTATGTCTACTAGGTGACAAGTTCCAACAATATTCTACCAAGAAGCGCAAAGATGGTTTCAGCGATTTTGTTAATAAGATTACAATAGAGGACGAAGAGGGTGAATTAATCAGTACTGAACCAACAATGGGTTTTGTAAGATTATACGCAGATGAGAATATGCGTTCTGCTTTATCTCGTAGAATTGTTGAGTTATACGAAGAGTAGATAGTTTTTACACATGGATGTGTTTTAATCTAAGGAGGTTACAATTTGAAAAATAATCAATTACTTTTATCGGCACCATCAGTGCAGGTTACACCAATGTCATCTTATATTGAAATTTCAATTGACCGTGACATTACTGCCCCAGAGGATTTCCGTGAAGAAATAGGAGCTATTCGTTCAGCAAAAGAAGGAGATGTAGTACACATTTCAATAACGTGTGATGGGGGTAGGTTAGATACTGCCCATGCGATAATCAGCGCAATGAACCAGTGTCACGCTCACATTATTTGTGAGGCTGTAGGTACAGTAGCTTCTGCTGGTACTATGATATTCTTATCTGGACATGAGTTCAGAGTTAATGATCATTTGGAATTCATGGTTCACACCAGCAGTAGTGGTAATTATGGCAAGACTAACAACTTAGCTGAGTATATAGTCCACCAACAAAAATCTATTGGCAGATTAGTACGTGGAGTATATAAACACTTCCTTACTGAAGATGAAATTGAAAGTGTATTGTCTGGAACTGATTATTATTTTGACTCAGATGATGTATGCACTCGCCTAGAAGCTCGTGCTGCAGCAACGTCACCAGAAGATGAAGCACCAGAAATTACTCGTGAACAACTTCAATCATGGCCTCATGAACGTTTAGTAAGTTTTATTTATGATGAAGATTATACTGATGAAGTCTGGGAGTGTACACACGAAAAGTTAGAGGAGTCATCTGTTGACGTAGGTATTGATGATATCATGACAACACAAGATTTGTCTGTACTAAAGTCTGCTGCAGTATCACTTGATATTAAATACCCGCACAATATCAAGTTGGAAACCCTACGCCAGAAAATTATTAACTATCTTGATAAATAATAGTTGTAATTTAAATTAACTTGTAATACACTAATCCTATTCCAGAAATGGTGTAGGATTTTATTTTATGAGGAGATGTTTAATATGAATGAATTTAAAGTTGGTAATTGTGTTGGGTTACCTAAGACTAGCGACACTACATGGGAAGAGTTTTATAATTCTCAACATATACTATGTAAAGCTGATATAGCTAGAGGTTACTATTGGTGTAATAATGGTAGTCCCTCTATAGAACTAAGTAAGTGTGTTCACCATAGCGTACATCTAAACTACCGTAATCGTTGCCAGACTCTTAAAGGTAAAGTAACTCAACCTTGTAACTGGAATAGGTTTGTTGAGAAGTATACCACTAAACCTCCGTTTGGACGACCTTGTAATGAAGGGATTACTGTGAGTTGCTATATTGTGTTCAAAGGTATTACTCAACGTATTGAAGGTGAATACTGGAAAGGTCAGGTTTACTTCTTTGGTATGAATAATGTATTTTATAAGACCAAAGTTTATGTCACAGAAGAAGGTTACCTAACTGGGTTACACATGTATGGTCTTAGTGATAAACAGAAACGTAATTCTACTAAGTTTTAAGGTGGTGATATGAAAATAGAAACTTTACATTCAATTGATGAAGTGTTACACTACGGTTCTCTTGGTGAAGTTGAGATTATTACAGGAGAAGATTGGTCATACTTAGAGGATTTAATTGAGAAGTACTTAGATGAAGATACTCCTGAAGGTGATACAGAGTTAGATTCAGCTTATGATAGTGGATTAAATGATGGGTACCATGAAGGAAGATCAGATGGTTATGAAGAATGTTTATGTAAATATGGTATAGAGGAGGATTAAATGAGTAAAGTATCAGAGGTTTTATCTTTGGTTGCACAAGAATCAAGTAAGAATGGTAAAGAACAAATTCTACAAGATAATAAGAATAACACTACACTAAAATTGTGTTTTGAATTAGCGTATTCACCTACGATTAATTTTTACATGAAACAGATTCCACCATACTTAGAGTGTACTGGTGAGTCTAGTATTGAAGCTGGATTAAACCAATTAATAGTTATGTTGTCTGAGAATAAAAGAGGCCATGCTGCACAAGAGTACGTATCCTCATTATTAACTTCCTTATCCAGTGAAGACGCAGAAGTTATTATTAACATTCTTAAAGGTGACTTACGTTGTGGTGTTGGACAATCTACTATCAATAAGGTGTGGAAAGGTTTGATTGTTACTCCTCCAAGACATGGAGCTGTAAGTATGTCTGACAAAGCTATATCGAAGATTACTTACCCTGCTGCAGTAGAACTAAAGTCTGATGGTTCCTATTGTGCTACAGTGTGCGGAGTTAGTATGATGTCTCGTAATGGTAACCCTATTACTGGATTGGATAGTCTTGAGAGTGAGTTATCTAATCCACTATTGGAAGGTTACGTCCTTGAAGGGGAATTAGTATTTGACTTAACTAAAGGTACTCGTGAGCAAGGAAATGGTATCATTAATAAAATCATTAAAGGTACTGCCACAAAAGAGGAATGTGATAGTGTGTATTACCAAGTGTGGGATATTATTAATGCTGTACATTATACCCCTAAAGGTAAGTATCATGTAAATAATGATAAACGTAGACTTCTCCTAGAAGAACTAGTCACTAGTAGTAATTGTGAAAAGGTTAAACTTATACCACGTACTATTGTAAACTCATTAGAAGAAGCTTATACTGTATTTGAAGGTTATGTACGTTCTGGTTTTGAAGGTGCTATTTTAAAACAACTTAAAGCTCCTTGGAGTGATAATGGTAAACCAGCAGACTGTGTTAAAATGAAGAGAAAGGAACCTGCAGACCTTGAGGTTGTTGGCATCTATGAAGGTGAGGGAAAAGCTGAAGGGTCTTTAGGTGGGTTAATTTTAGAATCCTCTTGTGGTGGTATTAAGGTTAACTGTGGTAGCGGTTTCTCTGATGAACAACGTGTTAATTTTTGGAATGAAGAAATATTAGTTGGCAAAGTAGTAGAAGTAGAGTATGATTCTATTACCCAAGATAAGAAAACATTACAACATAGCCTATTCTTACCAATCTTTAAGCAAGTACGTTATGATAAGGTAGTGGCTGACAGTAAACAGGATATTGAAAGTAAGCAGAAGTTAAAATAAGGAATAATCAAATGGAATTCAGCAGTATCCAAGATATGTGTTATACAAACTCACCATATACAGGTGCATTGTCTTGTGGGTTAGAAGATCTATGCGATGAATATGAAACTATACAAGATTTCTGCTTGACAGAACAAATAGACTTCGCTATAATAGTTAATAATTTAAGTTAAGAGGAGAAATAATATGAGTGTTAAACAGTTTTGTATTAATATTGAAGGTATGTCATTTGACCAAGTTGACGAAATTATAAATAAATATCTTGCTGCAGGTGGTAATCTTTCAGAAGGTGTAGAGTGGAGAGGAGACTACATATACTTTGGACTTGATTCTGAGTTAGATACTTATTTCTGGAATATTATTGGTAATTATGCAGAAGAAGATGAAGATGTGCCAGAACTAACCATAGACCAACTTGACGAACATTTAGGTTTAACTAAACCAACTCAAAAGGAAACAATTATGACAAATGAAATTACCGATATGAAAAATACTGCTGTCCTATTAGATGGTTTAGACGAAGATACTATCCAAGCTTATATTAAAATGTGCAGCGATTGTGGTTGTGATGTTACTGCTTTTACTGATGGAGCCTCTTTTTCAGAGGATAAGCACTTAGAGTGTTGTGATATTGGTAATGGCTTAAAATTATATGGAAGTGATTGTCTAGAACCAACCACAAGACTTGTCAATATAGAAAAACAAATTACTTATACTGCCCACTTTCCAGAACGTAAAACTGTGACATTATTCGGTACTGAGTACTATGAGGACATGCTTGCACCAATGTTATCTGCAATGGAAGATGCAAAAGCTACTAACATGACTCCTAGTGCTGGATCAGGAAACCCACCAATTAAAAAGGCTCTATAGTGTTCTTTGTCTTACCATTAGAGAACTGGGCTATAATTTATAAAATACTAATAATTGTGACTATTGTATTTCACCCTAATATTATGTTTCGTAAATTTGCACTTTGGTTCTCTATTAGTTGGATGATCACAGGATTCTTTAAGGAGTATTACCTTACTGGTGGTGCTTGGTTTATGATGCAATCTATTCATGAACTTATCACAATACTCATAGCAGGTAGATTACTTAAATATAATCCATTGGTTAAGTACGTGGTCACTATCCAAGCAGTGGGCTTCCTGTGGCTTAATATACTACAATTTCAAACTATAACAAATTGGTTTATGCCTCCAGTTGATTATATTTGGTGGAACATGCTTGGTTTTGAGTTGATACTATTGTCGTTATGGTTTAACGAAGAAGTGTTACTCAGCATCAAGAAGCAATGGGCATTTGAGAATGTCGCAATGGTATACATTATAGGTTGGATAATTTATCTGGCTGGAAACTATTAATATTGGAGGGTACTGTTATGAAAAGTTTGTTAAGTGTTGTACTACTATTTATGTCATTTGGTTCACAGGCTGAGTATATTCTGCAGGAAGTAGATGAAGCTACCACTACTTACATTTGTAGTGACCAAGTTAAACCTAATAGTACTATTGTTGTACTCAGTAATGGTGGTTTGCTAAGAGAAGCTTATAACATTGGTATCTGTCTTAGAGATAAGAATATCAAACTAAAGGTTATGAAAGCTTACTCTGCAGCACCGTACATGGTATTGTTCAGCAATGATGTTTGTATGTATCCCAGTACTGATATTGGTGCACATACTCCATCAACTGAGAAAGGTGCTGCTAGTTTATCAGAAGTCCGTGATGTACTTAAAGCTGTTGCTGGCACACTTATTAATGATGCTGGTATTGAGCAACGTGTAGCGCTTGAGATGATTGCATACATGATTGTTACACCATATGATGGCATGGGTATGATACCTTTTAATGAGTATACTCGTATGTTGGGTGATAAATATAAAGGTGTATGTAAGTAATAAAGTGTTTGACATTATAAACCACAGGGACTATTATGTTTCTGTGGTTTAATTATTTTAGGAGGTTTATATTTATGAAACGTTTAATGCTTACAAGTTACAACAGAGTTTTAGATGAAACTAAAGTTTCTGGTCCATACCCAGCAAACGGTTTACTTGGATGGTTAAAGAAGGCTCGTACTAATAGTGCGTTAGGTTATTTAGTGTGGGAAACACGCGACCTTACTCCAGAAGAAGAACTGAAACCAACTGGAACTTACATCCTGCAAGGAGTAGATTAGTATGAGCAGATTAAACTTTGACATACCAAACACTACTTTTGCTAATAAAGATTTGATAAGTAATTCGTGGTTACGACCTTATGATAATATATCTTTTAGTCTTAGTGATCAATTTAATGCTTTGCTTGATAAAGAGTTCTTCAGGTATTTAAAACACAATAACCTTATAATAGAAACGCTATTTAAAGAGGACTACACATTACTAAACTATATATCTGCAAACAAGACTGAACTTGCCTATAATAATGAAGTGGTTTTTAGTGTTCAAATTGAACCTGACTTTTCTATGACAACACGGAGATATTATGAGTAAAATTCCTAGACATATCCACTGGCAATCTTACTTTGTTGGTATGGAAGTATACAACCCTAAGAGAGATGAGTTTAATACTATCAATGATATTTCAGATGATGGTACTAGTATTACTGTTGGATCTGAAACATATCCTTGGGGTAATAGGTTATACCATAGTAAAGAAGATTACATTGTACACAAACGATGCACTGATAAGAGTATGCAAATATATGAATCATTCTTTTGTGGGAGTATCCCAAAGCATGTCACTGAAGATGACTTAAATAAAATATTAGATATTATCAATAAAAGTATTGACGGATAATATTCAGTACGTTACTATGACTGCAGTTAATAATTAGAGAGGATTTAAATATGAAAGTGGTATTATATAGACGTTTGAGTAAAGAGGATATAACTAAGAACCAACATGGTTTTGACTCACAACTTGCAGATATCAATTACTATTTAAATTCTCTAGAGTCTTATGAAATTGTAGGAGACTTCCATGAGTTTATATCTGGTGCTGCAGAAATTAAACCTGAGTTAGATAAAGCTATGGAAACTTGTAAGAGTACTGGGGCTACATTGGTGATCCAGAAATTAGACCGACTAAGTCGTAGGGTATCACAGATTGCTATGTACATGGAAAGTAATGTTAAATTTAAAGTTGCTTCTATTCCTAATGCTGATAACTTTCAATTGCATTTGTATGCTGCTATGGCTGAACAAGAAAGGTTTATGATACGTGACCGTGTTAAGCGTGGTTGTGCTGCAGCTAAAGCTAAAGGCATTAGTAGTGGCAGAGCATCACCTAACTACGGGAGGAACTCTGGTAATGGTGATAAGAATATTGAGGAGGTGTTAGCTAAACGTAGACAATCTTCAATTGAGGCTACATCTTATGTGGTACCAGAAGTTAAGAAGGCTCTCAAGTATCTAGGTAAACGTCCAACACAGGTTAAGGTGGTTGCCTTCCTGAATGATATGGAAGTGTATAACCCCAAAGGTAAGATGTGGACACAAAGTAGCTTACAACGAGTTATAGATAAGCATAATATAAATATTTATGGAGGATGTTAGTATGAAAAAGTTATATTCACAGGAAACACAGGCTTTTAAATTTACACATGAAGATGGTAGTGAAACATCAATTAAGCTGTCACCATCAGGAAGTTTTGATAGTAGTAATCTAGACAGAAATAAACCCATTGTGGAAGATAAAGCCAAATACAGTATTATTATTTCTTGTTCTAAGGGTTGTCAGATGGCATGTAATTTCTGTCACTTAACTAAACTTAAAATGAAGTTTGAACCTCTTGCTGAAAAACAAATATTTGATAATATAATGTCATCTATTCGAGAAGTGTATAAGAGTCGTCCAGACATCTCTAACAAGTATATTAAACTATGTTGGATGGGTATGGGAGAAGCTATCTTACAACCTGAGACTGTACGTACTGTAAGTATTCTAGTGTTGAACACGGTACTAGAAGAAGGTTTAGCTATTGGTGTGGACGGAGTGGATATCTCTACAGTGATGCCAAAGACAACCAGTAAGTGGAAAGATGTGTTTTCAAACTTGAATGAAAGCTTATACGGTTATAACCTAAATCCTAGTAACATGGTTGGTGAAAGAACGCCACTTAGATTATTTTATTCTTTGCATCACTATAATCAGGTTGAGCGAGGTAATATTATTCCTAATACTAGAAGTATAGACAGCACTTTGAATATTCTTACATGTTTCCGTGACACTACTAAAATTAACGTGGTACTACACTATATGTTCATGGAAGTGGTGAATGACTCTGAAGAAGATGTGGTTGGATTGGTTAACTGGTTCAATAGTAATGATGATTACTACGATACGCAGTTTAGAGTACTTCGTTATAACAGCTTTAATACTGTAGATTCAGAGTCATGTAAGATGAACTTGATCGTTAAATACTTAGAAGAAAATATGAAAGTTAAACAACTTAAAATTCAGTATTCATCTGGTGAAGATATTTCATCAGCTTGTGGTCAATTTATTGGAGGTAATTAATGTTTACTATCATAGAACACAAATCTAGTAGCTATGCACCTAGGACTTACGTGAACGCAGCATCTGCTCAACTTACTGTTGCAATTGCTAGTGACTTCAACACTGCTGGTGAAAGGTTAACTAAGAAGGCTGCAGGTGATAATTACTTACATTTAGATATCAGTGCACCTGCAATAGAGAATGCACGTAAGTTATATTCAGTTATGAAGAAGTATAATATTACTACCCTCAATATTGCTGGTAATAGTATTCACACTCTAAGCAAGTGTGGCTTCACACAAGAAGATGTAAACTATTATGTGTATGAGATACTAGCTTTAGTAACTAACCACTTAAAGGTGGATAAGGTAGTCTCTGGTATGCAAAGTGGTATCGACTTAGCTGGAGCAGTTGCAGCTAAAGTGTTGGGTATTCCATTTGTTGGTACTATGCCTAATGGTTACAAACAACGATGGGAAAATGGAGTTGATGTCAACTCTACAGAATTTAATATATTACTCCAGATGGAGTTTTGGTGTGGAAAATTGCAGGAGGTTTTATGAAAAATGGTGAAAAGTGTTACTCTACTTGTGGTGAATTGTTCAACTATGATACTCCAGATTTTGATATTGGTGATAGCTACTACGAAGGTGAAATAGTAGTTATTAAACCGTCAGAGTTAGTTGATGACAGTGTAGTGGATTTTATATTAGAGCGAATGGACGAAGAACTTTATGAACGTTGTTATGTTGCCTCTGAAGGAGCGCTAAAACTATCAGGTGATGACAAGATAACCCTATATAATATGATTAAGGTTTTCATGGATAATCACGCAGAAGTGTCTTGTTATGCCGTAGAGAATATTATTGAAAAGGTAATGGAGTAGTTATAAATATAGATGGAGGTGATATTGTGGATAATAAAGACTACCCATATACTAAAAGTAACAGGGAGAAGAGATTAACCCCAAAGTCTGGTAGATTACATTGGTGCGATAGTTGTGATAAGGAGCTAGTACATTCTGGTTGTAAGTGCGACAACTGTGGTACTCTAAACGGTACCAAAACCTTGAAGAAGGACGTATAATGAATATGGATAACAGATTAAAGAAAGCAATTATCAAAATAAACAATATGAGCGATGAAGAATTTATAGAGGATCTTATTAAATTTAGGTATAAACCTTGTCCCGATATTACCGACGACGAAGAAAACTCTGATAATTATATTGACAAACAAAACTAACCTGATACTATACGTATAACTTATTTGAAGGAGGAAAACATACATGGCAGATTTTCTTGGAATGGCACTTTATACAAAAGAAGAAATTGGTTCGGCATTAGACAACTACAGATTACGTGTTAATACTGCTAGAGGTATTGTACGTAAGAAAGTTGCATTGGCTGAGAGTGAGTACCAGCCTTCTTGGTGGTATAAATTGTGGAGAGAATTAACTTTATTTGAGAAGTATACTGGCGAAAGAAGTTTTATGGATACCTATCATGGTTGGTTACATAAGAACAAGTACATAACTTTTTCTAAAGAAGACGAAGCTTCTTTCTGTGATGTAGATAGAAAAGGCTGGGGAAATTTTTATATGAGTTTGTGGGAAACTGAATATAATCAAGTTAAGGATTTATTTAATGGAGGTAAGGATTGTTATCTTAACCCAACACAATGTAGATTTGTTAATAAATTTAAAGTTAACCAAGAAACATTATAAATTACAACAAGCACAAATGTACAGTAACTTGTATGTTTGTGCTTTTCTGTTTAAATTAAATAAAAACCTTGACGTGGGCAATTGAACAAGGTATTGTTGTGTTTGAAGAATAAATTAAGGGAGAGTAAGATGAATACCTACACACCAGAAATGTCAGGTAGTGGTCAATATGGAAAGTGTACACACTGCGGTAAACCACCTATACTTGATAATACACAAGGTAGTGAACATGAAGTGTATGATGGCTGTCTAGGTAAGCTTAGTGGTGATGTCATGAATGCATGTTGTGGTCATGGTGCTACAAGTTTAGCTTACATACAGAAATGGGATGGAAGTTGTATACGTGGTGACGAAGCCATTATTAAATTTAAAGAATTGAAAGGAGAGTAATAGAAATGGACAACACTATACCAATATTTATATTCTTTAGTTTTGTAGTATACTCGATGGCAATGGTACCTTTAATAGCATATTGGTGGAATGTCCATTGCTACACATACCCTAAACAAGGATTCAAACTCAAGTACCTTATTGTGTTTATCCTAGCACCACACTCAACTATTTTTACTTTAGGGTTAATAAGTGTTGAAATCTTAGGTAAAATGGTGTTATCATCTAAGCCATACGAGAAGGTAATCAATTTTATTAACAAAGATTTATTTTAAGGAGGTAGTTATGAATGAACACCTTGATAATGCATGGAAAGAGTTTGAGCGTACTGGTGAAATATGTAACTCGGCAGAACAATTACTAAGCTTGACAAGCGAACTAACCGAGCAAAATAAGCTGCTGAAAGATGCTTTAATTCTTGCTGATTCGTGGCTAAAGATTGACCCTTTATACTGCGGGTCTCCTGTTAGTATAACTATCAATAAAGTTCTGGAGGGTGGTTTATATGAAAGAATCAAATGAAGACTTTATCTTACGTAGTCAGAAAGAGTTTTATGAGCTACAAGAATTAGTATCGCAAACCTTATTGGCTGCACAAGTATATAATACAACTATGACAGGTAGGGTTGGTAGTGTAAAGAGTAACCTACTGGTAAGTCTCTTGGAGTGTGTTAATGCTAATGTAGATAAGGGGTATTAATATGAGCGATGTAGTTAATAATATTAGAAAGGTTGCAGAAGTTGTCTACCTTGCGTGTGATTCTAGTGTGGCTGCAGATATAGCCATTAAATGTAAAAATGTGGCTGACTCTCATGATAAATTAGTAGAAGATAATAAGTTATTACGTGATACACTATTAAGCCTAAGTAAAGGTAATATGCATCCTATTGATCTGAATATTATGATTAATGAAGTGCTGACTAAAACTAAGTAAGGAGAATGATTAAAATGACTACACAAAAATTGAGTCTTGTTGCATACAATACAGAGAAAGGGTTGTACTACGCAAACTCTAAATGGAACTATCTTAAGAAGCGTGATAGTATTTGCAATGTAACCTTACTAAATGGTAAACCTTTAGTTGAAAGTGAACACAAAAGTGATTGGTACTTCTTAGAAGGTGAGAGTGAAATCACTTCTATTAAAAAGAACCAATCTGGTGGCTATGGAGGAGTATCTTGGGTATTACGAGATGAATCTACACACATTGATGGTGTTATTCCTAAAGTGTTAACTCCTGCTGAGGCTGATGAAATTGATGAAGATTGTGATTGGTATATTGGTTCTGAAAGTAAGTACTATGCTTACAGAGGATTGTATCACCGTGTCAAGGAAAGATTACCAGATGTCATGGTTGATGTGGAATATGAAGTAGATTACAAAGGCACTATTGAACACACCTTAGTTGAGAATAATTTCAAAGATATGAAGGTTCGTGTTATTACTCGTAACTCTTACTCTGACAAAGTAGTTGAGAATAACATTACTTCAGTGGCACATTACTATGAACTTGAGGAATTATTAACACCAGACTTAGTGTTGCACAATCGTCCATGTTATATCAACCAAGACACTACTTATAGCATTGTACGTAATTATATCAAGGAAAATATTAACCCTAAGTATGCTAGGATTACAGCAGATTATGAGTTCTGTATGACTGTAAAGAAGCTAATTCACATTAAACCGTTTGTGAAGAGTACAGAGACTAAAAAGAGTAATGGTAGAAGTTATGCTAAACCTAAGTTCAAAACACAAACAATCTCCACTAAAGAAGTGGATATATTTGAAATGTGTCCAAGTAAAAAGTATGGTAACTACACACCAATTGAAGGTTTCAAAGGTGATGGCCTAGCAGACTTAGTTGAGAATATGAAGCTATACTTATACACCTTAATGGATACAATCAACGCTCCAGTACATGAGTGTGAATCCTGTGGTGGATTAGGTTGTACATACGACAAAGTAGATTACATTAACATTAGAGGGAGTGGTAATAAATAATGAAAACATTAGCACAATTATTGATTGAATATAATATTGAAAGAGGTTATGATGTCTCTATTGAAGGTTTACGTGAGACATTATCAGAATGTTTCCCAGCTAAGTGGCAAGGTGATTCAGTAGAGTATCGTTGGCGTGTAGAAGAGTCTCGTGTAGTTGAGATTATTGATGACAATACACCACGATATTTTATGTTTGATGTATGCACATACTCAGGTGATAACAGTTGGGAAGATGCAGGGTTCACATGGCAGTCATTTGATGATATGGTTGAAGTGGAACCTAAAGAGGTTCGTAGTATTAAATGGGTGGCTAAGTAGCTGAGGAGAATCAATATGGTAGATGATAAGGTTAAGAAAATAATGCAACTAGCAGAGGATTTAAAGTACCTTAAAGATGAATTCGAAGTTAACAATAGACTATATGGTAGTTGTCCAGATGGGTATGTTACTTTAGACAAATTTATTGAATATTGCAAAGATAATGATTATTTACTGGAGCATATTATTAAAGTAAGTAAGGAGGTGAATAATGTCAATTAAACTAAGTGACCATTTAAAATACTGGAGAGTAGAGCGTCCAGATGAATGGATAATGGATGAGTTTATTCGTTCTGCTGAGAAGATTGAACAGTTCATACAACGGTGTGAAAATATTTATTATGCACCACCTCTAGACTTACCACCACAATGTAATACAGATATGTTAATGGTACTAAGAGAGTTTAAAGAGTTACTAGAAAGTTACAAGGAGTAAACATCACACCACTTCAGTATAACAATTGAGGTGGTGTTTTTCTATGTATATTCTATGACTCTATAGGAAGCGTTTTAAGCCGTCTTACACAATACCCTCACAACCATAACACTTCTTAATTATCTCCTCTCACAGCTTCATTCAGCTCACCTCATTACATTATAACACAGTAGTTTATCCACCATTTACTATTAGATACCAATATTAATATAGAAAACATTGTTTTTAATCTAGTTGGCTAACGATTACAACTGTAATACTTTAAACTGAATGTGTTGGTTAATACTGTATAAATGTACAGCTATAATATTATTGTGTACACTGTTCATTATTTAGTGTGATATTCTATTATGTTAACTACTGTATATTCATACAGCACTGTACATATAAACAGGTATATTAAATAAGGATATCAATACTTTGTATACTGTATTAATAGACTAATACACTGTATATAACAACAGTAGTTTTATTCTAATGTTATTATCAGTACATCCTAACCCTGTGCAACCTTATTGTTGTTATATTACAAATTATACACCCCTCCCGATTTTACCAATCTAAATATAGCACCCCATTCCTGTATAAACCCCTACATAAAATATCCTACACCAATATACACATCACCGAATATCATTGTAGCTTCCATAGAAGCCATCTAAGAGGCTGTAACACTATTAGTAAGGCCAATGTACTATTATAGAATTATAACTTAACTGTGATGCTTACAGAGATTATGGTAGGTATGATAAATTTATAATGTTGAGTTTACTAAACACCCACCCCCTATTTTTGGGGTAATAAAATGGCACCTCTGTTTGTCCCTGTGTGGGACAGAAAATATCTATATGTTACACCTTTGGTGTGAGGATTAATGGTGACTGACAGGTGTATGTGGTGGTGCCGTGGGCACAATAGTATAGTGTTGGGTGGGTTATAATGTGGGTAAACCTTAAGTTCACCAAGAGTGGTGCTTAACCCAGTGCGAATGAGACTTATTATCATCTTCGTCCATATGAAATATTTGTATGCCTCTCAAACCCTTGCTGTGCCTACAATCGGCACCAACTTAGACCAACACACCTCACAAACTAACTCTATTCAACCTCGTTAACCTTTACCCAGTTTTAATACACATGTATAACCTGAGTTAAATACGAATGATTCTTATTAGCACACTATTATAGTTGAACCTCAACGGTTCCAATTAATTACATTTGTAAACGAGAACACTTATCATTTGTATTAGTATTCACAGTGTAAATGGTAATGATTATCATTAGTGTTATTGTTCTCTATTGTGGCGGGTGTAGCCACCAACTATATTAAAGTGTGATGCGATGCATCGAAGGTGAAGGGATGAAAGATTGTTAAGCATAACCTCGTTCGTTTCACTCACTCGTTAGCTCGCCAACTTCATCCGTCATCACAATTTAAAAGTTACCTACCATTATACTATTGAACCGTTGGTTCGTACTTAATACAATTTCATACCTAACGGTATAACCCTAAGCATTCCTTCGTAATACATTAACAATTCTCCCCCTTCACTCCTCCACACATTAATATATTGAACCAACGGTTCTACCATTATGTTAGTTAACCTAGCGGTTATAAGTAAAGCCTTACATTACCTCTAATCACATACTCAACACTTCTAACACTTAGTCACACAGTGACAGCCATTACATTATTGCACCTAATTGGTGCCAACATAATAAACTATGCACATCCTGTGCCAATTAAATTATAGTGTTAAACACAACATTACATTAGCTAATTACAATATTAATTATAAGCCTCTTAAACAGCGATTTAAGCTATTATCTTGTTTACCTTTACATTGGTATAGAAAGAAATAGATCGTTGAAATTAGGTTTTATCCACAGGGTTATTCACATTAAGTATGATGGTTGTTGATAAGTTATCAACAGGGTAAATTATAGGTATGAAAAAACCCACCAGAGGTGGGCTAAATTTCAACGATAACTATTCTCATTGGCATTGTGCTAAACTACCCCTCCACCATATTTCATTACCATTACTTACCTTTAACACCTTTACATAATCACTATTGTATTTTACATAGTAATGATTATCATTTAGATTTAAATAAACAGTCCTGATTAGGTTTAATACCTTGACAGATAATCTCCCTTTCAGTTCAATTTCAATAAGCTGATTACTGTGATTTCTAGTGTACATGATAATATTATACTCCAAATTCTCTAATCAAACGTGCAAGGCAATATGTTGCTGTTCTGTTTGCACTTTCCACACATTCTCTTTTAGTTACAAAGTAAGCTACCCAATCACAATCTCTATCACCATCGATCCTGACAGCCCAGTTATCCTTGCCGCAAGGCTCATCTAAAGCTTCAACTCTAAAAGTAACACCTTGAATGGTAGCTGTGTAACAACCTTTATATTTACGTGTGAATTTTAACATTTTGAATCCCGTTTACTTGTTAGGTTTTGTTTCGATATAAAGAGTATACTCCTTTGAATTAATAAAACAACCCCTAATTGAAAATAAATCTAAATTAATTTATCTAAACGATAATAATTCTCATTCTCTGCTTAAACGCAATAGGAAGCGTTTTAAGCCTTTATAATGTTGTACCCTTATACTGGTATCAAAACAAATAGATCTCAATTCTTCAGATCTTGGCATGCGTAATGCATATAGGTTTTTAATAACATTTAGTTATAACGGTATATGTTGACATTCAACAATAAACCTGTGCTTAATGTGTCCAGTTGTTTAGTAGCTGACATTGTTACAAATAATAATGCTAATGATAATTATTATCATTTAGTAGTATTTTGTTTTGCATAATGCATCTAGGTTTATATGTCAAGCTATTTTTTAGTATTGTAGCAATCACAATTCAAGTACTATTTTAAATGTACCCTACCTCAATAAACCCCATCATACAAACCAAACTCATTATACACTATTCATAAAATTGGTTTTCACTATTCAATTTGTCAGTTGTAGCTTTGTCAGTGTTGTCAATTCTAAAAAGTTGGGAAAATTATTAAATTCGCGATAGCTAAGGATCTACTACATAGGTCAAAATGAATATAGGTGAAGTACATTATTTAACCATCAGTAAAGGTACTTAATACCAACAAGATATTACCTTATACTTTATTATGAACTTTGGTGTAAACGACACTATTATGTCGATAAGATAATATTATTGATTCATTACTATTGAGTGAGTGTTTTATAACTGGTATCATTATTGCATAGGTACATAAAAGGAGTAATACAAACATGATTAATGACAACACACTAGAAGCATATACAAAGAGTTTTAATTTATCTCATCAGACTAGGGAACTCATAGACGACCTTTTAACAGGTGCTGTGACTGCTGAACAGTTTAACAGTAGAAAGTATCGGGCACGTAAAGCCAAAAAGATTGGATTACTCTTTGATATGGCAATCGCTTATGAGTTGTTTCTTATCCTTAAAAAGTCATTATAATATGTATGACTGCATTAAAAGATACATTCGACAAGATACCTACCATATTGAGACAAGCTGAAAAGGTACTACGAATAGATACCTCTCAAGGTAAAGAGTTAACACTTAAACTAGGGTTAGCTCATAAGGTTATATATTGTTATCTATTCTCTAGTTTTAATTACAATACAAGAAAGAAAGTTAAAACAGCAATGAGTTTAGAGTATATAGCCTTACAGTGTGGTACTAGTATATCTACCGTACAAAGGAAGATTGAAGACTTTAAGGCTTTTGGGATAGTCACCTATTCAACAAGTAGAAGTAAATCAGGACATCTATCTAGGTGTTTGTATTCGGAAGTTGTGGACCTTGTTAATGATGATAGGTACAAATTACAATCCTCCCAACTAACTAAGTTTTTCCGCAATGCTGAAAGTAAGCGCGATTACCTACTAGACTTGTTTAACAATGAAAAAACTGATCCTAGTTGGTCAAGTTTACAACTCAAGTATTTCTTACTTAATAAACATTATGAATTGATGACAGGTTTATACCTTCAAGGTGATAAGACATCTAACATACTTTATGATAAGAAAATCTTTGGTGTTAAGTTTTCAATGCAAGATGAACTTAAAGACGGTGATTTTAAAATTCTCTTTGATTTGAGAAATGAACAAAGAGATAGTTTGATAACTGAAAATGATGAGGAACTACAATTAAATGATAAACAAGCATACAACAGGGAACTTGAAAACTTTTAGCTTAGATGACAACGGTATTATATTTAGTGTAAATGATGCTGCCGAAATGGCATCTAGTTGGTTTATGAGTGCATTACTTGACAATGATAAAGAGTTTATGAAGGTGTTTTATGATGGACTGTTATTAGGTTATGACGGTATACCAGACAAGGTAATACAAAGTTTAATTAATAGTGTCAATGATCATGGTGGAGTGATACACAAACTTAACTTAGAATTTGAGGCTAGAAACAAATTAGAGTATCCCACTTAAAACTAGCTCAAACCATCATAGACCAACTTTGTACTAACATTCACCCCATTACACCACCTTAGCAATAAACCCTCTTAAATCGCATCCTATGGCGTTGTATAGTGTTAAATTGTGGATATGATAAAGCCGCCTCTATTGGGCGGCTTTCTTGTTTATACTATACTGGTTTTAGTAATCTAAGATAATACTTATCTACCATATGCTTTGCAGAAGTTAAGTGAATAAAATAATGGTATCTTACTATAAGGCCATTCCAAGCAGTCTGTAAGCAAACTCTTTCAACTGTTACAGTTTTACCTTTGTATTGGAAAGTTTTAGTTTTCATAATCTTAATCTCTTCAAGTGAGGTAACGAGCTGCTACCTGATGAAACAAGTATAGCACTCTGATTATAGAATACAATACTTATTTTTAGTTTATTTTTAAATTACCAATCAAATACTGGCAACCCTTCCACTTGATAAGCATCACAGTCTAATACTAGCCACTTGCAATCTAAATCTTGAGCTAAACTGATTAGTCTCTTTAAATTAGGATAACCATCACCAAGGTCTTTTGCTGCGTGTTCTACAACCAATCTGACGTTGCAATCGTCACTTGAATAGTTCACTAGGCTATTACTATTAATCTCGTTTTCTGTAACATGGCAAGTACTGACAACTAACTCTTTGTTTATTTCTAATTTTAACATAATCCTACTTCCTTATTGACTCACTACAACACATTGAAATTGGTTACCCAAGTTATTCTCAATTATTACATTAACGCAATCTTCCATTGAGTAAAATGACTCTGGGATCTCTTGATATACTTGACCTGATATTGTGTATGTGAAAACTAAAGCAATTAGTGTATTCATTTGGTGTTAACCCTTGTGTTATGTATTGGCTCTTAATATTGAGACCTTAATATAAAGCCTCAAGGTTTAAAAGTCAATGTGTTATTTATTAAACATCATAACCATAATCTGATTCATCTTCATAATCCATATATTGATCATAATCCTCTATGAAGTCAGTGTGGCGTTTATGTTGTGCAATAAAACCTTGATCATTTTTCCATTTATTCACCCATTCTTCAGCTTGTTTTAATTTGAAAAATGATCGGCGTCCGTTGTAGCTATTACCTAAAGTAATACCACTATCGCACAATGAAAAATGATCATCATACGATTTAATATTGTAAAAAGTTTTACACTTAGCAAATAAACCGATACCCGCTACCATATAAGGCGCGCTAGTAATCAATTTTTTAACAATACCGTAAACAGGGTGCGCAGTGTAAATAATTCTACCTTGTTTTACATCATTAACTTTAACTTTTACGTTTTTAGTTTTCATAATCATGCTCCTTTCTTAAGTGTCAACACTTCTTTTGGCTTACTCTCAACAAACCACTTACCATAAGCTTTGCTTGGCTGATTAAAACCTGTGATCCCTGCTTCTTTTGCATCACGTATAAATTTACGTGCAAGTTCTCGTGTTGAAGTTAGTGTGATAATGTTAGATGTTTTCATTATTTAGTACCTTTGTTTATGTTAAAGTTAAAACGCTTTTCTATATAAGATTTTTCTGATTTAGTAGCATGACTTGAATAATAAGACTCAAAAATCCATTTAGTTACATCTACTAGATTACTACAACTTGAACCTTCACGGCATGATATTACACTATCAAGTGATTTAAAACTACTATCATTGATACCCTGCTTAATGAAATCTTTTAAATGTTTTAACGTTGGAAAAGTTAAAACAGAGTGCCCTGATAAGGTAAATTGAACTGATAAGTCATACATAATCTTTAACCCTTCTTAATCTTCGGCACCATTGCCAATCAACACAGACATTAGAACATAGTTTTATTTAATGTGCAAGCTTTATTTTAAACTCTGTCTAATTTAATATACTGGACTATATCCAACACACTAGCTGATAACGCTGCAATGATAATCACTATAGCAGACCATTCAGCCATCGCAAAGTTATCTTGCACAATTCCAACAATAAAAGGGATCAACATAAACATAATTGTATACAGTGAGTAAGTTTTGATTTTAAGTAATATATTCATGTTAAACACCATTAAAGTAATTAATCAATATTAAGCCCACAGTGACGTATAAAACAAATTTAAATACACTGATAACCTTTGTTGCTTTTAGTCGCTCAAAACGTGTCTGAGGACGTTTAAACGTGGGTTTAATAGTGTATGAAGTGAAGCCGTTTTTGTTTGCGTCAAATTCTGAGTTTTTCATGATTAAGTCTCTTTAAAGTGGTGTGTTGTGTTTCAATAGAGTCATTAGAACACGACTAAATTTAACTGTCAACTTTTCTTTTTAAGTTGTTATCAGAATGCAAAAGCATATGATAATTTAACATTAGTCTCATTATGTACTGACTCAATAAATTGCTGTATATCATTAGTAGATACTACACTAGACCAGCTTAAATCAGTTTCAAACTCTAAAAGTTGTAATTGTTCTAAGCTATCAATATCATACCCATAGTTAGATAGCCTATCTTGTGACCATACTTTATAAAGTGTCATTTAATCAATCCTTATATAGGTTACTTAGTGCATCTCTTGGATTTATATTAAACTTTTGTTGGAAAAGGTCCCAATGGTACTCACTACCGTTAAAAGCTTGAGTTGCTTGTTCTTTTGTAGGTATTGGGAAGACAAAAGCTTTAGTTAGACAACTATCAACAATACCTTTACCGTTACATTTGAAACAAAGACCATTTGCAACATGATTAAAATTGTGGATATACCCACGACCGTTACAGTTATCACATTTAACCTTTTTCATTTGTAAACCCTTTAATTGTTGCCTTCAATACCTATCAATATACAGTATTATTTTACTGTGTCAACAACTATTTTCTTTTTACTTTTCTTTATCGGTTTTGGTGGTTCTTCAATTTCATAAACATTAAAGTAATCTTGCACCCAATGCCACATATAAGAAGCCGCTGCCCTGCTCACTCCTTTGTCTACTCCATCAATTAATACAGTGAAGCTAGAACGTCCAGCAAGGCGGCAAACTTCCACTTGACACTGTATGTCACCTGATACAATTAAACCTTTACCAGCACGTTCTATGGACTTTGTGATGAGTTTTGACATGATAGTATATACCTTGTTTATTATGGTGCGATTAATAACGTTTAACAATAAGGGCTATTATCTAACCCTTATCAGTTAACAGCTATCGTTTACAGTTGAATTGCATCACCATCGAATTGTTGCCATTGTTTACACTGTTGCCCATTCTGGCGGCGTTTCGATAAATTACGGTCTTTGTTTAGACGTTCTGTTTTCAGTTCATCATACTGACGTGAAGGTTTGTTCATTTTCTCAAAGTTTGACATTTTAATTTGTATCCTATAGTGAGTGTAACAAGTTGGTAATAAATTAGTTAATTATACGGCTTTAATTGTATTCGAGCGTTTGCAATAATACACGGCAACAACATCAGTACTATTAACAACGAATTGATTGTAAAACGTTGCTGGTGATGTGTGATGCTCTTTTATAACTTCACTTACCGATAAAGCAGCATTCAATACTTTTAAAACTTCTTTAGTATCTGTGCAAGGAGAAGTTAACACACCCCAGCCAGTGTATAAATCACTAACTTGTTGTTGGCGGTTATCGATATTTTCTTGCTGTAACTTGTCTAGGATGTCTGATATAAAGCTCATTATTTTAGATCCCCGCTAACCGTGTTAAACATTTCTAGTAAATTAACCGCAATTCTTGACCAATACAAATCAAGTTGTTTGTCTATTACTAATTCAGATTCACTGCCATTAATCACACCCCAAGATAACAAAAGCTTTTCAATATCACAGTAATAAAAATCTATATTAATAGCCAACCCCTGCAACCAATCGATCATAGCTTTCTGCAAACCAACTTGATCAACACGGAATTTATATTCACTATAAAATCGATCTTTTGCGTACTTGATTAAATCAGTATCGTTAGGGTTAACTATCTTATGGTCGGCATCAGCTAATACAGTTAAAAGATAAGATTTGATTACTGGCTTAAAGTTTTTACGTGTCATGGTATTCACCTGTTTAAGTGTGGGGTTTAATGTTAAGTTTAAAGGCTTATTGATAAATGTCAACTAAATATTTTAATCTTCCTCACTTTCTTCATTTTCCAAATCTTCGATCTCACTCTCAAGATCTTCAATATCAGATTCTAATGTCTCAATTTCTTCCTGTACATCTTGGTACTCTTGAAAGCTTGACACATCTACACTATCAGCATAATCGTTTAAACCACAACGGTAGAAAGTAGGGTCTTTGTCTCCACATAGGTCAGCGGCGGAACCACAGTAGAATGGTAAGGCGTTCACCATTTCACCGTACTGTTCATCCAGTAAATCATTATACTGACCTGTGATTTCATCCTCAAAATAGGCCATTGGGTCGTCACCCATATGCACTAGGTTACCATTAAGTTCGGCTAAACTTCTTTTTAATTCTGATAAATCATTTTGCAAGTATTGTAATGTTTTCATAATAATCTAATTCTCTTTAATCTATTTGGCATCATTGCCGCTTCAGTGTGTTACATTATACATATTGTTTTAACGTTGTCTAGGTTTATTTTAGATTATTCATCATCGTTGCTTAACATTACTAACATACAAATTGTGCTTAATGGCGTACTGTTTAGCCTCCAATTTAGCAGCATGTAAATTAGCACAAGGGAACGTTATTTGGCGCTGATTAGTAAAACTTGCTTGGTAATTATTCATAACGGGTAAAACCTTATTGTTGTTTCGATTGGTTCAATATACAGTAATGATTTATAATGTCAAACTTTTATTTTATATCCTTAACATAAAAATCTTTTTCATCACCTTGTAAAGTACCTTTGTACTCTAAACCAGTGCAAGCGTTATTTGCAAGGCAACGTATTAGATAATGATCCTCAAATACTCTATGTTTGATTACCCGATAACTATCATTTGACCAGTGGACAAGTTTACCTTCTGCAATGGCTTCTTTAATCTGTGATAATGTCATGATATAGATCCTTATTATTTATCAGTGTGTCCACGTTCTGTTATTGCCTTGGATAGTTCAATCAACTGTCTAGCGTGATCATATTCTAAACCGTAATGATGAGCGAACCCAAGTACTGATATAAAATTATTTACATAATCAAGATAAAGTGATTCTAAATTAGCGTGTAAGTTTTTCATTCTAATAACTTCCTTCTGTTAAGTAACCGCTATCAACTAAGCGAGTTAATACAGCCTTACCATCAATTAATAGTGCTATGTGACCTGCACCTATAGTATGCAATAATTCAATGTCTCTTGAATCTGCCAAAGGTACGGCGTGACGACCATTTGATTTCATTATAAACATTTTAAAGCCTCTTTATTACTGGATTAATTACCGTGTATCAATGTTAGTAATGATACACGGCTTAAATTAAAGTGCAAGGGTTATTTTATGAAGATAGCAAAGGTGTTATATATATAGGCCCTCATAGATAGAAAGATCCACGGCTTCAGGCAGCTTGATCACTGTTCCGCTGATGTTGTTTAACCATAACACGCATTGACCAAGTTGAAAGACTTCCTTATATCGCTTGTAAGCACATTTAAAACCTTTTGTTCCTTTAGTGTACGTTTGTACATCTAACCGCCCGATCTCATCACAGCTATTTAATAAGAGGCCGTTAGCCTCGACATTGAAGTAATCTTGCACCGACTTTAATAACTCAGGTACCGTGTCAGATTCAATAATGATCGGTTCATCTAACCATTCAGTGATCCCACTGTCAGAATCACAGCCTTCGTTATAGTAGTCTTGTTCACGAAAAATTAAATTGAATGTAACTTGATACTTTGACATAGTAGCACCCTTAATTGGCTGATTGTTTGTTTAACTTGGTGCTAGTATATCAGCCCCGTTATTAATGGCAAGGTTTATTTAAAAATACTTTGATAAAAACTTCCCACAATACCAATTGAATGATCTCTCACAATCAATAACATGTTTAACACCTTCAAACGTCACATGGTAGGCTTTCTTTCTGAGGTCAAAGCGTTCTTGCAGTCTCTCAATTAAAATGCCATGATCAGCTTGTGAGGGCGTCCAATCGTTACAAGCTACACTCTTTAAGTGTGGTGTCAAGTAATACAGATTAACTTTAATTTTAGAATTAAAAGTAGTGCCGCGTTTTCTTAATTCCTTTCTGATTAATCTGTGACGTCTTGCAAGGTATAGAAGTTTATCCCTGAAAAACATTACATGACCCGTATTTAAAGTATATTGATCAGGTATTTTATTAATGTTAAATCTTTGCGGGTGTTTTTCTAGCTCGTTTACAATGCGCGGCAATTCTCGCCATTCTGCGATCAGCCATTCGTTTGTTAAGTCGGACGGGTGAACCGTGTTAATACGTGTCATACTGTAAACCTTGTTAAGTGTTGTTTAATTACGTCCACTATATAGAAGGATAAAACAAAAGTAAACAGGTAAATTTATTTATGTAATGGTGTTGTATTCTTAATTTAATTATGTATAATGTTTTATATCGAAAGACGAGAACGTCTATAAACTTCAGGTTACCAAAGGATACTATCCGAGGGGCTTAATAATACGGGATGCTACTTTAAATTTGGTAAATGATAATGATTATTATTCAGAGTAAAATTAGTGGATTTCTATAATAATCGACTGAGTGTGACTAGGTGTTTTTGTAAAGTGGTTGGAGGATCTCAAATTATGCTTTGTTAATTCTTGATTTTACTTATTAAATTAACCTTCGTCAGTTTTACTTTTGATCTTTCAATATATGAATTTCGTACCGCGTAGTTTTTACCTTAGTCAGTGATACCTCCTGTAACGCCCTATACAACGTTATATTAGATTAGGTAGTAAATGGTATTACAACTAAAAGAAAAGCCCTACAGCTTTAAGTCAGGGCTTCTATTATTATTTAAATTGTCACTAAGGTATTCTAATAAACTCCCACGTAATACCTTTATCAGCTAACCATTTGCATACTTTAATACTACTTATGCCTTCATAACCTTCAGTAAGTTGAGAGTAATAACATGAGTCTAGACTTTCTACTATTTGTAATAAGCAATCATCTTCATTATAACTGCCCCAATTTAAACTGTGAGAGGTGCAATTATAAACATCCCAAGTATCACAATAATCGAATCCGTTATCAACTAATTTAACTTTGTGATTAAAGATATAATGTTTTCTCATATAGTTACTTTAAAAATCCACTACGGCATCTACGCCAGTGTTAAACTTATCTGTGGTACTCTTATCAATCACTACTTGACATAACTTAGTAATATCTTTCTTAGGATACCCTGCAATATTCAACCACATACCACTCCAGAATTGATTACGTGCAATCTCGTACTGAGAACAATATTCTAGTTTACGGTCTTGACTCAATTTAAATTCTTCTCGACCAGCATCAATAATACTTTGAAGTTTAGTATACACACTAGGATCTAGTGGGATGTTGTTCTCTTTAATCCACTGGAATGCGGCTTTACTCCCATCATCACCATAACGCCCTTCAAAGGTTTGTTTGATAATTCCTTGTAATGCCTCTACATACTTCTCAGGTACCTTGGCAGCTTCCTTCAGCTTCATAGTATACGCTGATAAAGTATTAGCACTAGCTTTATCAAACTTCTCTACGTTAGCTTCAAATTTAGCGCCAGAGTTAACCCCTGTAATGTAACTACCTACTAAAGTCGTAGCTACTAACAGCATTACCACAACTAAACCAATTAAGAATGCTTTCATTTATAAGTCCTCTTTCGTCATTTTAATGTGTATTCCTACACTTAATCCAATGTTAATTAGAACCACTAATATCAATAACCACATGGGTATCTCTACTAGTTCTAATTTCTCTTCAAATTCTTGTTCATCTAAAATTAAAAACTGCTTTGTGATTAGGGATATTTGCTTTGTCACTAAATCTTCATTGAACACCTTTCCTTCTGTTAAATATTCTAAGTCTTTAAGCAACATCTGGTTCTTATACCCTTTAGCATATGTATTAACTTTACTCCATAATACTACTCCATTTTCGTCTAAACTAACTACAAGAATCACATCGTTAATCTTACCTCCAATCCAAGCTGACATTACAGAGTAGAAATCCTCCACTGGTCTGTTATTCAAGGCAACTACTTTAACATTAAACCTTTTACCTTGCAATAGTAAATCTAATTGTTTTTCAACATTAGGTAAACTCACAGAACCTACTATATGCTTGGTTCTATAATAGTCATAAACCCTAGGTTGTTGTATATTACTTGGTGTTTCAGAGTTTTGCAAGAACAGACTTTCTTTATCTGCCAATAAATAATTGTTAAAATGAAACTCCATACTTGCAGGTTCTCCTACAATAACCTTTATGAATCTTTGTGGTGTGGTTTCCCCTTGTCTATCTTCTCTATCTATAATCAAAGAACCTACAGAAGTTTCAACAACCCAATCATAATCTTCAAAGTGTTCATAGTGGGTTGTGCATATAGTTGTTTTACCTGATGTAGTACACACTTGGTAAGAGTGTTCGCAACCAACTGTATCCTTATATTTATTAGTTACTTTTCCATTTAATATATAACTATCAGATACTTGCTCTAGTATCCACATATTTAATATTAAAATCATTAGTCCACCTAGTAGTGCGTTTGCTACCAAGGATATTACAAGTTCTTTACTATTAACTTTTCCGTACATACCCACATCTTTAGTTTTATGATAACCATATAAGGTTACTAGTAATGCAGGTAGCATAATTATTAGATACTGTATGTACATATTTACTCCTAAAATTATAAAACCTACCAGAGATTTCCAGTAGGCTTACCGCCTGTTGTAACTACGCTACACGAACCACTTGCCAATCTAAGTCGAAGATTTCTACTTCTTCTAGCTTAACATCACGACCTGTGGCACGTTGGATAGCTTTGTCTACTACTTTCACACGATTATCATTATGTTTTACTAGAGCCTCTGCCACTTCACCTGACATAAGGATTTGTTGGATAGTACGTTCATCATTATGCTCAGTCATATGGCCTAACTTCTGGAATACAACTTTCTGTGCAACCTTTAGGTTAGGGTTGTTATCTACAAGGGTAAGATTCAATGTGCGCAGGGTACCTGTATTGTTTGTAGTCATGTTTGTTTCTCCTTTAAGGTTTTGAATGTCAGCGGCGCTGATTGTTTGTGATAATTCCCAATTTATCGATGTCTTACGTTCACTTAATTTTGCCATACTTTCTCCTTCTTTGTCCACAAATAAATACATAAATTCTTCATATATTTCAGCACTAATATCACCTTCACAACAGAATATATCTACCATAGTTACATCTGCTATATCATCGCCATTAACTTGAAGTTCTATGTTACATACATT